TTACGCCAGTTTCAAACCAGCCTGATTTTCTCCTTGTGTCGTATTTGTGTCATGGTTGCCAAAAATGGCATCAATTTTCCGTGCATGTTCGCTTAAATGGTTCGGTGCCAGGTGAGCATAACGACGGACCATTTCGATCGACTCCCAGCCGCCCATTTCCTGAAGAACGGATAGCGGCACGCCGGACTGAATTAACCAGCTCGCCCAGGTATGCCGGAGGTCGTGAAAACGGAAATCCTCAATACCCGCTTTTGCCAGGCCAATTCGCCAGGCGCTGTTATCGTCCACACGCATTTTCCTGACGGCCGGAGTGACGGTTTTGTCCGGGCGCGTTGATGGCTTCGTGTGAACGAATACCCACCTGGAGCTTTTCCCGATCTGATCCCTTAACACCCTGCATGCGGTATCATTCAGAGCCACGCCGATAGCCTTGCCCGCCTTCGCGTTCTCTGGATTTACCCATGCAACCTTTCTCTGCATATCGACCTGCTGCCACTCCAGATCAATGATGTTGGAGCGGCGCAGGCCGGTTGCCAGTGCAAATATCACCACCGGCTTTATCGACTCAGGCATGCAGGCAATTAACCGTTCTGCCTCGTCCCTGGTCAGCCATCGGATGCGTTTGCTGATCGGCTTTTTGGTTTTTATAACCGGGGCTGTTTTAATCCAGCCCCAGTCATTAGCCGCAGCCTTGAACAGAGATCGCATGAACGAAAGGTGCTGGCTCTTTGTGGCCTGGCTTACCGGTTTCTCAACATACGGAGGCGGTTCCTTTCCCCGCCGTATAGCCGCGTCCCGGCGCGACTCCCACACCTGAATATGCTTGCGGTGGACCATCTTCGAAACAGCTTCATGAACCTGATCAGCCGTGATGGTTGAAATATCCCGGCCGGAGAAATGCCGTAGGAAATATTCGATTTTGGTCTTATCGTCATCGAGTGACCGCTTATGCTCCTTCTCGCGGATCCACCTGATGCAACATTCCTCAAACGTCCTCGTCGGCAGTTCCCCGATTTTATCAACCCGCCACGCTTCAGCCTTCAGCTTGTCGTGCAACTCCTGCGCTTGTTTCTTGTCCCCCGTACCAAGAGATCGTCTAATTCTTTTCCCTGACGGCGTAACGAAATGACAGTGCCAGACGCCGCCTCTGAGGGTGATTGACATAAAATTTCTCCTTTATGTTCACCCGCGCTCGCGGAAACAGGATCGCGCGGGTCATGTAAATACGCAATACAGGCGACGTCGGTCGTTCGGTATTTGTTACCGATCTTCTTCCCGGCCAGCTGTCCCGAGTCGATAAGTCGGTAGACAGTTCTCGGTGAGACTTTCAGGAGTTTCGCTGCCTTTTGCGCAGTGAGTGGCTCTGCTGTAACCATCTCTCCTCCTATGACATTGTTTTATAAAACTGCGGGCAGTCGGGTGTGGCAGCGCGTAATTCGTTTTCCGCGTGCACTGAATAATTGCCGTCATCCCATCGCACCCAGGCTTTCGGGTGGACGCCTTCCGGTTCCAGTTGGCTATCCACCACGCCATGTATACCGCCGTTCTTCTTCTGGACTAATGCGCCCACATTAAAAGCAGCCATTGCACACCTTCCGGTTCGTTTAGAAATGAGATGAGAGCGTCCAGCGCCGTAATGCCGGCGATGGTCCAGATGACGGGTGTTGAGTGCATGGTCACTCCGGTGGTTAAACGAAGCACTGACCGCTGTCGCAGAACTGGATGAGGTCCATCTGCGAGTTTTTGCCGCCACTTGGTTTCAGTGGAGCTTCAGCCAGAGGTACGCCGTATTTGGTAAGCCAGAGATGAGGCCAAAGTTTCTGAATCTCCTTTTCATGTGCGCATGCCCGGGCAAAGTCTTCTGGCACGTTGTTCTTCATGAAAAGCCAGAGATCGTCATCGCGGTTCGGGCACATCCAGCAGAGGGACGCAGGTGGAGTCGGGAGTCCGTAATCCTCAACGCACTGAATAGCCATCTGCTTGGTCATCATCATTTCTATAAGCGGATAACGACGTTGCCATTTTCCTGGTGGAAACTTAGCCCGCCGCTGAGCTTCTTCAATACTGATACCAAGCCAGGTATCAACGCCGCGTTCGGTAAGATACTTCTCGCCATAGCGCTCATTCAGGAAACGATGAATAACCTCTGTCTTCCATTTGATGGAGCAGAAGGCTGGTTGCTTGCCTGAACACTGACCTCTACTATCCCTGCCTTCGTATTCTGTGAAGTATCCGGGAAGCGGGGCGTCTTCATCAGATCCAATAAGGTCGTAGGTTGCATACTTGCTCTTGGGGATGATGTGGTACTCAACTCCCATTTCATCGCACAACGGGGCGATGTACTGGCGCTGATACTCGAACACGTTGCTGGCCTCTCGCTCTGTGTCAGACATAACGATGATGTCGGGCTTTGGGAGTACTCCAGCGTGAATAAGACATATGATCGCATTGCTTTGCGTGCCCCCCCCTGACGAAAGAACGTTGAAGCGATCAGGGCGGTGATTGAATTGTTTCTGAGGTATAAAATTCTTGGTAAACCCTGGCATGGTAACCTCCGGGCAAAAAGAAGCCGCCCGTAGGCGGCAATAACATCAAGGGATTTACGAGGCAGTGCTTTCGCACCCAATAGCCAGCTCATAACTGGCTATCAGTTGCGTCAACCTGGAATGACCACGATGACGGTATTTACCATTGTTCCAGATGATTTAAATGCACCTTCAGGCAGTTCTTCGATATGGCCGCCGCGTTCCTCGATGAGTTGGCGGAAATCAGTTGTCAGTTTGTTGCTGCGAAACGTCACAGATGAAGCCATTACAGATACAAGTAGGCCACCCGGCTTAAGGAATTTCAGTGCGTGAGAAACGTGCTTGATGTCCGCCTGTCGGCCGAAAGGAGGATTCATGACCACGCGGTCATAAACCTGATCTGGCTCGACAGTTAGGAAGTCAGTCGGCTTACCGATACCTGAAAGCCGGAGATTGAGGCCGTGAAGAATGTCGTTGTTCGCTGGCATCAATTCATACATATCAATCATTACATCTGCTGCTGCGCTATGAGCTGCTTTAGCAATAGCACCTTGCCCGGCGCTCGGTTCGAGAACGCACATCCCATCCCGGATATCTGCTAAGTGAATAACATGTCTTACAACGGTAGGCGGGGTAGGAAAGAACTCAAAATCATCCTTTGGCACTACGACGTCACCGGTAAGAATAATTTGCTCAATGCGGTCGGAAGCATCGGTATCAAAAATGTGCGCTTTGGCTTTGCGGTTCCATTTTCCTCCCGCTGCCTCCAGCACTTTATTTGTTCTGGTGTAGAGGTTGCGATCAAGCTGTCCAGTAAGAAAGAGCTGTGGACCATTACACTCAGCTGCGCTCAGTACGTTCAAAACTTCATTATCTACTCGCATTCGTTAATCTCCGGGCGTAAAAAAAGCCCTGATGGGCCTATGTCGATGTTCATGCCGCACGCTGGGCGCACAGCGTAAAATTACTTCCGCCAGGCGAAGCTAATCGGCTCCGGTGTAATCCACAGGTGGCGCATGTTTGCCACGTTCACCACATCAGAATTCCGCGGGTAAATCTCCACGGCATCCCGATCCCCATATCCAACGGCTGACTTTATCTCCTGCAACGCATCCCAGCTGATGCCATCCTTCCACCGGCCTGAACTGCCAATGCTGGTGGTGTTCACCGTCAGGCGGATAACGCCTTCGTCTTCCTGAAACTCCTGAACAAGAAAGTAAGAGTTAGCCCACACGTTGCTCCGCTTGGGGTCGTGGCATCGTACCGGCCACTGCGATTCCGGTACCGGCTTGAGTATTCCGATCACGTCTCATGCTCCTTAATTTTTTAATGTGCTCGCTCGCCTCCAGTTCGGCGCGTATCTGTGCCGCCTCACGGTGATCGAGGTGCTCAAAATCATTGTTGAATCGGTCGATTGAAGCGGTGTTGATCCGGCCCTGTCGCCAGTAGCGGACTATCTGTGATGTGCAGCTGTGGATGATGACGGGCCAGCCATGCTGGTCAGCGTAAATCTGACCCCGTTGAATTAGCTGGAACATTTTGTTGTACCACCGGTATTGAAAGGTCAATACACCAGGAAATCAGTGAAACTTCATCTTCTGATTCCGGCTCACCGTAAACGTAGCTTTTAGCTCCAGGTCTGCCTTTTACGGGGTCGAAAACTTCAACTCCCCGATCCGACGTCAGCGAGATGAGAATCTGATGTAGCCCACCAGTTATGTTTAGTGATGGAACCGTAAGGAAATAAATAAAACCATAAAGCAATTCAGCCTTGCGCTGGCTGCCATAGAAATACGGGATTTTGTAATAATCCAGCGCATCGTCGAGCCAGTCTGTTTTGTCGTGGAATGCCTGATGCCAACGAGCCACAACTTCTTCGACTGGCTGACCGGCAACCATAGCTACGCATGTCGCCATGCAGGTATTGAAGGTCGGTTGTTGTTGATGCTGCAACATTACTGCCCCCTCTGCTTATTTCTCAACTCGATAACACTCTGGCATTCCGCGCACGTCTGGCAGCCGGGAACGGCATCGCGCCGCGGCTCGGGAATCGGGTCGTCGCATTCTTCACAACGCTCAGCTGATACGGCGTTGCGGTTGAGGCGGTGAGCGGCAATAGCCATGTCGATGCGCTGCTGTGTAAGCTCGTTGGCTTGGTCGATGATTTCAGCGGTCATGAGAATCTCTCTTGATATATGCGATAGGGATGTAAGTGCATTCATATCCAGATGACAGGAGGTCGGCATAAACTGTATCGACTACGCGCTTATCTCGGTTGCACTGGTGAGTGCCACCGCGCTTTGATTTAAAGTACATCCCATCTTTCGTAAGCCAGTAGTTGTCCAGCAAGATTTCAGCGCCATTTCGCGGAGTTTTTATATATGACAGAGGAAAAGGCTTAATGAATTTTTCCATGCTCATAATCAATGCTCCCGGAACTGTCGGTTAATTCGGTTGATGGTGAACGCCAGCAATAAAAAGGGAGCCTTAAGCTCCCGGGTGATTAGTGCCTTCATGTTGCACCGCCTTCATTCTTCTCGGCTTCGACAGCCATCTGCTCAAGCCGTCGCGATAACTCTGTGGCCAGCGTCTGGAATTCTTCCTCGGTCTCCACCGGGATCGGCACAAAGCGAATCCCGATGTGTGCGAGGTGGTTGGCGATTTCGAGGCTTTTTCTCAAATCAACGGGTGAGGCTCTGTTCATGCAGCACGCTCCGCCATAATTTCGGCCTTCTGCTCGTCGTTGAGCATGTCGTCTGAGACGATCGCCACTCGGTTGCTTGCGCTCCACGATACTGGAGCACTTTCTTTCAGCGCCTTATTCAGCGCCTCAGCAGCATCACGCACAGCTTGCGGCAAGCAGTAATAGTCTTCACCATCAGGCAGTATCTCTTCGCAGTGCTGTTCCAGGTCGAACTCCGGAGGGTAGTTAGGTTCGCAGATCATTAACTGCAACTCGCTCGGCAGCAGGGAGTGCTCATAGCAATAGTCAGCCAGCGATTCAGCGTCAAAAAAGTACTGGTCATCATCAAAGATAACGAGCGGCTCTCCGGCCCATACCGCGCGATCAAAGGTAGCGAACTTCGCCTGGCGGCTTTCGCGGTGGCATTCTTCGCAATAGCCATTAGTGCTATGAATGGGGTGCTCGTCAGGTTTGTTTTTGCACTTACGATGAGTGGCACCGCACCAACGCGCCCGGTGCTCGTCACTGCCCCAGAAACGACCTTGACGGTCTACCCAACCAGTTACAGTCTGGATGCTGGCCGCTTCATCGCTATCCATCATCACGATTTTTTCAGTTTTCATATTCATTGTTCTGCTCCGAAGCGGCGATTAAGCCGACCTGTGTAAACGACGAACTCCAGGAGGCTAACTCCCAGAGCTTCAATTTTCTTGTGATGCTTGATGATGATGGGAGGCACAGTTTCGTTCCAGTTAGGCTTTGGCTTCTTGCGCATGGCCTGCTGGATTTCCTCGGTGCAGCGGCGGCAGGCGGAGCGGATGGCGTTGTCTTTTTCTGGCGTCATGACTTGGCCCCATGATTTGCAAATTCTCCATGGACTTGCTCGCGAAGTGCCCTGATTGCCACTTCAGCATCTGCAATTTCCTTGAAGTGTCCGGCAGTGAAATACTTGCCGTTAATAATCACCCTGGCGCGCCACCGCTTACGCTGCTTATCCCAATTAACCCCTTTCACGCCACTCGTGTTATTGCTGCGCAGTGGCATATTTAGTTGATTAAGTTGGTGGGTGACTTCACGTAGGTTGCTGATGGAGTTGTTGAGCTTGTTATTGTCGATATGGTCAATCTCTTTGGGCCAAACCCCATAACAGAAGAACCAAGCTAGCCGATGGGCGAGATAACACTTCTTGCCGCAAGCTATTCGCCAGTAACCCTTGTTGTGCATCCTGCCGATCGGGTTTCCACTTTTCCTTCCAAAGAACTGACCAGTTAATTTGTTGTATGCAAGGCCGGGAAACTCGTCGTTATAAATAAGCTGATCAATACCTTCTGTCATGCAGCCTCCCGCCTAGCTAGTAGTTTTGTACCAAACTCCATCAACACATCTCGCTCAACCGTAGTGAACTCGCAATGCGTTCGGGGGTATGGCCGCCAAATAATCAGGATGGATCCTTTGCTATTACCCGATACCGGCTTACCGGTGACCGGGTTGATAAATGCCAGCCGCCCGGCTGTGATGAAGCGCACCTCGCTGGCGGTCTGGATAGCCTCTTTGAACCAGCCAACCGAAGTGTCTGCCGGTACCAGTATGACTGTGCCGATCTGATTGAGGCTCTCGGCGGCGGCCTTCTTAACGAACGGCATGATGTCGCTGTATGGTGGGTTCAGCCAGACATAGCCAGGTACATTCAGGTAATCAGCCCACGGCGTTTCCAGCGTGTTCTGCTCGGCGGTGATGAACTTCCGGCACAGTGTGTTATGCGGCGCCGCGGCGGCATCAAGCTGGAAGCAGAACTCAGCATCAAGGGAAGCGAAAAGGGCTGGTGGTGTGCGCCAGAGGTCTCGTTGATCCGCTGGCGTGTTGCTGCCGGTGTAATCAGTCATGCCGCCTCCTGCCTTTCCTGATATTCCTCACCGAGCCGCTGCGCCTTTAATGGATTGCTGACCACTTCACCCCATGGCATTAGCCAGCCGTTACCAATGAAGGGAAGGCACAGTGTGCCAACCCTGATGTCGTCGTGAGCGTGAGTCATAGGATGGACTCCATTTCGTCGATGTATAGGCCCTGAGCAATCAGGCGGCGACGGCGTGCTGCACGCGCTATGCATTCCTGTCTTCTGCCTTCCTGCGATTGCTCAATGGCGCGCCGGGTGAATAGCCGTGATTTGCCCTGCGGCGTTACGACCTTTGGCTTCGTAACGAGGTCGAAAGCGCGGTCGCAGATGCCGTCCTCGTTGATCCATTTTTTCGACTCAACGATCTGCGCTATCTGTCCGGAGCCGCGGGTGATCCCGTTGGCGACCCGGTTAAACTCGATGAGCGTTACGCCGAATTTCTCAGCGATTTCGCTGCCACTTACTGGGCGGCCGCGCGTCTGAATCATCCAGATAACCCGTTCGCGGAGTCCTGAGAATTGCCCGGTTCGACCGGGCCTGCGGTAAAAGGGTGTGCGTTTCATGGCGGCACCTACTTAATAAGGAGTGAAGGTTTGCCGAGTTTTATTTGCGCGCCAGGTACATCCACGCCAGCTTCGATTTGGTGTTTGATAGCCAATTTGTCTGGCTTGATGCTCGTCTCGTATTCGACGAATTCAGGAGGAAGCGCGCTGGCATCTATAATCTCTACTGACTTGGAAGGTGCGCGAACCGTTACCTGATGAATGCCCGCCTTAAGTGATTTCTTCCCTGCCGTTTCGAGGGAAGTGGCCACATAATCTTTCATGCTCGACACACGGTTTTCTGCGGCTTTTGCGCGCTCTGCAAGACGCTTGCTTTCTTCTTTCAGCGCCTCGGCATAAGCAGATTCGTTTTTGCAGACAGCAAGGATCTGCTCGACCTTTGCTTCCAGCTCCCACCCAATGCCATCAAGGGTGTCGGCTATCATTTCAGGCTCCATGCCTGAATCAGTCAGCTTTGCGAAATCATTGGCGATCTGGTAAAGAGCTGTCATTGCGTAACCTCTTCGAATTTTGCTTTGCACTTGGCATAGACGGCCTGAACCTCTTGTTGAAGCTGCATTCCGACCGTCATTTTGTAAGCTGCCTGGAAGTGAGTTTTGAGAGCATGCATATTTTTCGCCTGCTTCATGTCCTCACATAGTGACTGGATGGTATTGATAAGTTCCTGTTTTGCGTTTTCTTCCGACTGGATGATTTCGCTTTCAGGGGTGTAGGGCATAACTGGCTCCGTGTATATGCCTTCGCTCTCGTTGAGCACATCGACGGCATTATCCAGTCGTTCGGCACGCGGCCAGTATTTATAGGCTCTCTTGACGATCGTCTTCCTGGCCATCTCAGACCAGAAGTTGACCCATGGGCCTTTTGGTGATGTTCCCGCTTTGCTCACTTTCCTGATTTCTTCTATCTCAGCGAGACTCATCTCTTCAGTCAGATAGTCGCCATCAGCGGTTTTAACTGTGCAGTAGCCACCGATAACGGCACCGCGATCGTCAGGTGTGGCAAATGGGTTGTATTTGTGAGCTGGCGCTTTATCGAGACCCAGCGTCTCGTAGTCGTCGCTTGCATGAACGAGCTTGCACTGACCCCACTTAATGACGCCAGCTGACTGGGCTATGTGCAGAAGGCCCATGTAGCTGATATCGAGGCAGACCATACCGTCGCGCGGAACCAGATAAGCCAGTTTGCTGGCGGGGTTCAGGCTTATGCCGACCGCTGCAACGTTGATAATCGCGTTCTGGGCACTGGTGGGGTTGGCTATCGCCGTTTCTGCCAGTTTTTGATTACGCTGGAACAACTGGATAGCGAACTGGCATTCCTTTGCCCATGTCAGAGACTGATCGGTAAGAGCACCGACAAACAGCGGCTCCTGCTCCTTAACGAACTGAATCAGATCGAAGCTCATAATCACTCCTTAAAACGGGCAGGTTGGATGAAGGCGATCCCACTCTTCTTCTGCACGGTCGTAGCAAAGGCGAGTGATATAGTCGTTGTAATGCTCAACTGCTTTATCACCGGTTAGCGCAAGAGTGGCTGCTGCTGGGAGGAAGAGGGAGCGCATTGAAAGAGGGTCTTTCGGGAACATGGCGATCAACTCTTTCGCTCGGTCGTCGATCCACTTCTCTTTCTCGTCGGTGAGCTGCTGCTCAACCCAGCGCCGATCTTCGATGCGGTCGTAAGTGAGGTATGCGTTCATGTCTGAACTCCTGAAATTTGGATGTGCAAATCTCGCCCGCGTAATGCCAGGCCGATCGGTTGAATAGGGTGGTTGGTATCAGTGAACCATTGGCTCGCCGCGCTCATTCAGCAGCACAACGACGGAATCACTTTTGATGATGGTTTTTTCGAAGATGTTGAAGGCGTACAGGCCTTTCTCAACGTTCGCAGAGGCGCGATAAGTTTTGCCATGGTGTTGCAGCATTGTGCCAGGTAAAACCTCGCTGCGTGGCACTGATGCGGTGCCGTAGTGCATTCCAATCATACCTTCACCTCAACCTGTTCCAGGAGACCAGCCAGCTTCATGTGCCAGCGGTTTAGTGTCAGCTTTTCACGCGGTGCCGATACAGACGTCAGCTGCCACTCGTTATCGTTGAGTTTTTTGGCGGTGTAGTGCTTTCCGTTGTGAGTGACTGTTTTGTTATTCATCACTCACCTCATCCAGACGCAACTTGATTACGGGGATCAGTGCCAGATAAATTTGAGCGCGCTTACTGTCTCCGTGTCGCTCTTTTACTGCCGACTCGAACTCGTCGATCGTTCCTGAGAAACATCCTCGGCTCACAACAATTGAGTTATCTTTCTGTCGAAAAGCAGTCAGAAATCCATTCTCTGAACCAATTGGGCCGATAGTGATCCAATGCGCATTGCCGTACACCCGCGCATTGCCGGACACCCGCGCATTGCCGGACACCCACGCATTGCCGGACACCCACGCATTGCCGGACACCCGCGCATTGCCGTACACCCACGCATTGCCGGACACCCGCGCATCGCCGTACACCCACGCATTGCCGGATTGATCCAGGTTGTTTTCTTTTTCCACCCAACCACCCAAATCACCTTCGGAAACATCGCCGAAAGAGACAACTGCACGAATGCGGAATAATTTTCTGCCGAAAAACTCTTTCGTTAATTCGGCGACGAGTTCGAATTTTTTAGTCATGGTTATTTCCTTGTGATGCCGATGACGTTCGGCTGACGGAACGAATAGGACTTCTGCGCTAATGGGCGGTGGATGGCCGCCGGTTGTCATAAATGGGCAGACTCGAAAATCTGCCTATGTATGGCCGATAAAAAACCCGCCGGAGCGGGTCATGACACTTTCTGTAGTGCCGATGTACGTGGGTAGTAAAACTTCGGTTTCGCCGTCGACCCTTCCTTCGGATCAACTTTTACGGTGTAACGGGTTTGTTTTTTGTATTCCCACACTTCCGTAATCACACCAGTTTTCGTCTTCCAACTGCCCGCGGCCTGGCTTGACCACGTAACAACATCTCCTTTCTTAAACTCCATCGCCTTACCCTCTGTCGTTACCCGCTGATGCGGGAGAAATGCTTTGGTCGGTGTGGTGTTTCGCACCTTGCTGGCCTATGCGAATGTCTATCCAGCCGCTTCCAGGTCGTTCCGAAGAACACACCACACCCCAAAACATTTCAGTTAGTGCCGGGATATTTATCCGCGCCCGGCGCGCGCTCCCTTGCTTTCCACAGTCAAAGGAATGCCTTAGACTGATGTTTCCACAGTCAAAAATAAGGATTTACTTATGGCATTTAATGTCTTTTCTGGAGGAAGAACGGAGGAGTCTGTCGCTTATGATTTGGCTCTTACGCTTGCCTCTAAAGACCCGGCAATTATTACCCCGGAAGAGCTTATTCAACGCATCGCTGACTTGCTGCCAGTTTGCCGGGATGCAGCGAATAAAAAGTACAAAGATGAAGCACCAAAGCCGTTTGGGATGGCTATAAAACGATAATTGAAGCAAGGGCAGCTTCCAGCGCTGCCTTTATCAATTTTTGGCGAAACCACAGATCATCCTCTTCTTTAAATTCCTGGCTCGCCGCCGCAAGTGCGGCATCAGCCGCCAGAATTACCTTACTGCCGCTCTTGAATGTTGGATTCTTTTTCTCGCTCATAACTACCTCGCTGTTTGATTCGCCACAGGCCACTCGCAAATGACCTCTGGTGAATCCGCTCTGCAAATCGTTATGCCCTCCGCTTTGATCGCTATGCTGGCGTATGTCTTGCCTCGCCTGTAGCACCATCCATGATGTCGCAGGGAGCGATCGCACTGCGCAATGTCCGTCCGGTTTGCAGAGCCAATTCCCAATTTGTTAAAGAAGCAGGCGACTTGCTGTCCGCCGCTGGCTAACTTCGCTCAGCTGTCGATGTTTCGTTTCGATGGATTAAAGATACAGATAAAACTGTATTATCGTCAACAGATAAAACTGTATTTCATGGCGTGCGAAACATATGTTTCTGTATTTGTGGGTAATTTATTTTGTAAGGACGAAAAAAAACCGGCATTAGCCGGTTTGTTCTGATGTTTGAGAGGGGGATTTAGCGTTTGCGGCGGTAAATGCGGTGCTCAATCATTACACCGATGATGGTTAAAGGCTGGTGATCGCTGTTAATGACAGGGTAATCATCATTGAGTGGGACCAGTTCAAAGTGCTGGCAGCCGAGAGGGTCTATCCATGTCGGGCGGTATTTCTTAAAAGTCGCCTGTGTTCCGCCGTTCTTCGCTACAACAAATTCGCCAGGGGTTGGCTCAACCTCAGGATCGACAATAATAACGTCACCAGCTTTGAAGTCAGGCTCCATTGAGTCGCCTTCAATGCGCAACGCAAAAGTGTGCTGGGACACATCCAGATCAGTGAGGATGTATTCAAGGCTTCCATCGAAAGCCTCGATAGGGTTTTTCTCAGCCAGTGCTCCTGCCTGTACGTAGCTTATCAACGGAACTCTCCTGCTGTTGACCTCTGCCATCGGCATAAACGCGCCGCCGTTCATTAGCCAATCAGCATCGCATTTAAGCGCCTTGGCTATTCCAATTATATTACGTGGCTTGAGAGTTTTCCCATCTTCAATGCTCTGCCATGACTGCTGCCGGATACCGGCCTTCTCAGCAGCTTCTGTCTGGGTTAATCCCAGCTCAATTCTTTTTTGTTTAACGCGATCCGCAAGGCTCATAAATCTCTCTCTCTGTATGCCTTGATAGTCACAGTTAAAACTGTAATTGACAAACAGAAATAACTGTCACAGAATACAGATAAAACTGTGGGGGGGGGGGTGATATGGAAACAATTTCTCAACGCCTCAAGCAAAAACGTGAAGAGATGAATCTGTCTCAGGACCAGTTAGCAAAACTGGCTGGTATGAAACAGCAATCACTTCAGGCCATCGAGGCCGGGACTACTAAGCGTCCACGTTATTTGGTTGAGCTGGCTCGGGCTCTCAAATGTGAACCTGAATGGCTTCTTTTTGGCGATGAGCCGAATAAAACAACAGCCGCTTAACGGCGGCTTTAACAACGAAAGGGAAAGCAATGCATTCACTTGCGTATCAACATAATACCGGAATACACCCGGGAGCGATGATAAACCGCGCTCAAGCTAAGGCGGCGCCAGTCCACGAAAGGATCCGTGATGCGGTCCGGGCATGGTCGTCGGCGCTGGACAATCAGGACGTCGTCTCGGCATTGATCATCAACGAATACCGGGAGCAGGGCGGGACTGCCATCAGCTTCCCGGAAGATATCAGCCGGGCGCGCCAGAAGCTCTTTCGCTTTCTGGATAATCGGTTCGACTCCGACCAATACCGCGAGAACGTTCGCGAGCTGACGCCAGCAATTATGGCCGTTCTTCCGCTTGAGTACCGCAACCGTCTGGCGCCGCAGAACGACACGATGTCGCTCATAGCAACAGCCATGAAGGAATGTTCAGAAGCAAAGCAAGCCGTTCTCCTGAACGCGCCAGAGCACCAGAAGCTGAAAGAGGTAAGCGAAGGTATAGCGTCGCTGTTCCGCCTCATGCCGGAGCAGGTAGGCCCGCTGATGACGATGGTGACGTCGATGCTGGGGGTTATGTGAGAGGTACAGAAATGGCGAAAGCCGGTCTGCGCGAACAGAACCGACTTTCAGGTGCAAATCGTTGCGTACTCATTGCAGGAGGAATAATGGCAAAAAATACACGTCATTGCCATACCGATGAACACAAAAACATTACCCGCGCTCGTTTTATCCGCACCGTAAACCCGGCAGTGGCAGAAAAGATGCGCGCGATCCTGGAAGAGCTGAAACGTAAGGAGAATGAACGTGGGTAACGTATCTAATTTAGCCGAAGCCAGAGAGGCCAGAAGGCTCCAGCAACCGCGTCAAAACAGCGGTAAGGGGTTTGCCTTGCTGCACCGTAAAATTATGGATGTGCCGTTCTACAAGGATGCTGAGGCGTCGCATCTATGGGTTCACCTGATACTCAAAGCCAAACATGCCCCGGAGGTAGTCCTAACTGACCTTGGCGAAAAGGTGGTAGGTCGTGGGCAGTTGCTTAGTGGGCGAAATTCACTTGCATTTGAAACCGGATTAAAGCCCGATCGCGTTCAGTATCTGCTCAGGAAGTTCCAGAAACTTGGAATGGTTAGCTGGATTTCACACGGTAAATTCTCTGTTTTTACCATCGTGAAATATGACGATTATCAGTCAAATTCTGTACCAGCAGATTACCAGCAAATTACCAGCGCAAAGCCAGATGTGGCGCAGCCTGTGTCGAATAGTGTACCAGCAGATTACCAGCAAATTACCACAGATAAAGAAGTTAATAATATCTCTTCTACTAACGTAGAAGAGAGTGCATCAGAAACACAAAAATCAGAGCAGAAAAAACCGTCTCTCAGTTGTGAGCAGGTAGTCGAGGTTTATCACCGTGTGCTTCCCGAAGCTCAGGGCATACGAATCCTGACTGACAAGCGCCGTAGCATGATCCGCACCTTCTGGAAAAAAGCTGCTGCTGCCAACCGCCAGGTCGGCGGCTCAGGATTCAACCTGGCGGACTGGGAAGCATATCTGAACTACATCGCCACCAATTGCCGCTGGATGCTGGAGAACCGTCCAGACCAGCGCACCGGTCGCACATGGCGCCGCAAATCTCTCGAATATTTCCTGAACGTGGATGTGTACGCCAGGACACGCGAGGGGGCATGCGATGACCTCTGAAATCATGACCATACCTCATAACCTCGAAGCAGAGCAGAGCGTAATTGGCGGGCTGCTGCTGGATGACGACAGCAGTGAGCGAGTGCAAAAGGTGCTTTCCATCCTGAAGCCGGAATCGTTCTACGTGCGAGCGCATCAGGTTCTGTTTGCTGAAATGCGTGAAATGTTCCGCGACAACAAGCCGGTTGATGGTCTGACGTTGTTCGACGTGCTGGAAAGCAAAGGACTGACGGTGCAGGTAGGTGGGTTTGCATACCTTGCTGAAATCGCCAAGAACACGCCGAGCGCTGCAAACATCGTGGCCTATGCCATGTCAGTTCGTGAAGCTGCAATGGAACGCTACGGTATCCAGCGTATGACCGAAGCTACGGAGTTGCTTTATGCACGCAACGGTATGACGGCCACGCAGAAGTACGAGGCCATTCAGTCGATATTCACGCAGATGTCAGATCATGCGAAAACGGGTTCCCGTCGCGGCGCCAGAGCGTTATCCGATGTTCTGGAGGACTGGGTTGAAGAGCTGGAGATGCGTTTTGATCCGAAACAACGCTCCCGTGGACTGTCTACTGGAATAGCGTCGCTTGACGCACTGTTGCAGCCAAAAGGCCTTGTCCGCGGCTCTCTTCTGGTCATCGGTGCTCGCCCAAAAATGGGGAAAGCAATGGCCTTGGACGCAAAAATTCTTTTGCAGGATGGGTCTTGGATAACGCATGGGGAAATCAAAGTGGGGCAACAAGTTGCATCTGTTGATGGACGCGCCTCAATGGTTACTGGGGCATTTCCTCAGGGAGTCCGCAAAATGTATCAAGTCACATTTGAGGATGGACGCACCGTTAAGGCGGCCGACTCTCACCTTTGGGAGATACGCTCGTCGAAATTTGAAGGTAATCGTGTAGTGGATACTGAAAAGTTAGAAGCGATGCTTAAGATGGTGAGGTACCAAGGAAGGCTGCGCATTCCGTCGCTGTCAGGTGATTTTGGCTCATCAACCGATCACGTCGACGGGTGGGTGTTAGGTGCTCTCCTTGGTGATGGTTCTTTAACCAAAAGCGTCAAGTTCACTAACTCAGAAGACTATGTTCTGTCTCGCATGGCGGCTAGCGTATTTCCACTGAACCTCCGCCATGTTGGCGGGAATGATTACACCGTAACGCATCATCGTGGTTGTAAAAACCCTCTCCTCGAGAGATTGAGAGAGTACGGCTTGGTGGGGAAAACTGCGCAGGATAAAGAAATCCCAGAGTCTATTTTCAGCGCAGGAAAAGCCACTCGGATCGGCGTATTGGTTGGACTACTCGAGACTGATGGCTGGGTTGAAAAATTCGGCTGCATTAGATTCTCTTCGGCCAGCAAGAAGCTTTCGCAAGGGGTGGTAAAGCTTGTTCATTCTCTCGGTGGAACAGCCAGGGAAACAACTCGAACCGATATTTCATACACCTACAAGGGAAAAACTCTTCATGGCTTAGATGCGCAAATGGTCAGCATGAAGCTGCCTGATGAAATTCTTGAACACATTAAGTCACCGAGGATCCGTGCAAATCTTGGTATGAATCGTCTTGGAAACCGTGGTGTTGGTATTAAATCAGTTATTGAGATCGAGCCGGAAGAGTGCCTTTGCATCATGGTGTCTCACCCCCGGCACCTCTATGTCACAGATGACTATATCGTGACCCACAACACCACTCTGTACAGCCAGTTAGCTATCAACTGCGCGCTTAACGAAGAACTCCCGGCTGTTCTGTTTAGTCTGGAAATGCCTGACAAGCAGATATTCGAGCGAATGATAGGGCAGTTGTCAGGTGTTAACACTGACATTTTCTATCGTGGTGCTGACAGTGACACTGAATTTGCTCACGCCAACGCAAGAGCAATGCAGATGGTAGAGAGCGGTAACTTTTTTATCGACGACACGCCGGGCGCCAGTCTTTCACACATCGTGGCCGAATCTCGCCGAATTAAACGGGAACGCGGATCTGTTGGCATGGTTCTGGTCGACTACCTGACGCTCATGACCGCAGAAAAAGCCGACCGTAACGACCTGGCCTACGGGATGATCACTAAAGGGCTGAAAAACCTTGCCAAAGAGCTTGATTGCGTCGTTGTGCTACTGACGCAGCTTAACCGCGACCTTGAAAAACGCACCAATAAACGTCCTCTGCCGAGCGATTCCCGCGACACAGGACAGATTGAGCAGGACTGCGATTACTGGGTTGGTATCCACCGGGAGGGTGCTTTCGATGACAGCGTGCCACCGGGCGAAACGGAGTTAATACTGCGGCTGAATCGCCATGGCAGCACCGGCAGGGTTTATTGCAATCAGCTCAACGGGGCAATTCACGACACTGACCAGCATGCAGCCGCCGCAGAACGCCGAGGGCGTGAGCAGCAGCCGAAAAAGAAAGGGGGATTCTGATGACCATAACAATCCGTGAGCAGGTGCTGGCAGCCCTGCGTAATAACCCAGGCCTGAACAGTGCTCGTATTGCCAGCATGATCGGCATGACGACCAAAAAGATTTCCGGCCCGCTAAGCACATTGTTTGCAGACGGCCTGATCGAGTTCGAAGGCAAGCACGGCCAGCGGCTTTATCGGTTGACCAACTACGGCATGAAATACGCACCGGAAACCATACCGGCCATGCCGAAGGGGAAGTCGAAGCTGGTTCAGCGTACAGAAACGAACGTTATCTGCCAGGAGTGCCGGAACAGTCCGGCGATGAAGCGAATTTTAAGCGTATACGGGGTGATGGCATGAAACCAACGGTAGAAACAAAAATCATTGAGGTAGTGAAGTTAGGGCATGAGCTGGCGAAAGAACTGCATTGTGCTGAGTCTGCCGCGCTGGTGCGTGAGCTGGCTACGCAGCTTGATGTGCAGTTTTCCCGTAGCAATGCGCTAGACGCAAAGCTGAGTATGATTAACGGCCTCATGGACGCTGCTGAACAGGCCAACAAACTGGCACAAGAAGCAACGGGAAAACTAGTACAGGAGCGTGATGCGCTGGCTGCGGAGAATGCGGGGCTGAAGGCTGCAAATGAAGAAGGCTGTAGGTGGGATGGAGAGCAATGGGTTGGACTGTCCAATGAAACCCCAGCTACCGACGCTTTCCTGGCTGAAGTGCAGGCCAGCGGTGTGGAGATGGCAGCTAAAAGCGAACAATTTTCCACGTGGGTGCAACAGGGTCTGCGTAGTTTCGCCATCGGCGTTCGCCAGGGAGTGCAGTCATGAGCAAACCAACCGATGAACAAATCATTCAGGTGCTGGCTGATTACGGAAACTGCATGACCTATTTCGTGACCAACGTTCTCCGCCGCAAATATTGGCCCCTTGATACCGCATATATCTTGCGACGCCTGAAGAAGTTAGAGGCGGCTGGCAAAGTTCGCCGCGTTAAAAGTAGCTACGTAGTCCAAATCTGCTGGGAGGCCGCCCAATGAGCAACATCGACAAACAGGTGCTGACAGACGAAGCAATCAGCAAGGCCTTTGCTGGTACAAATTTTGGCAGAGATGACTTTAAAAACATTCTGGCCGAAACGGTTATTGATGCCGCTGCGGGTTGGCGTTGCGGCTACACAGCAACAACTATCTGTACTCAGCTTGGACTTTTGACACCGAAAGGTTGCGCGTCCGCACTTGGGTTGAGGTTTATCAGTGAGCACGTTCAGCGCGAAACCAAGCGCCTGAAGGATGAGCTGGATGCCAAAGACAAGCGGATTGCTGAGTTGGAGAGCGACAACGCTTACTTCAAAAACCGCCACAAAGAACTGGACCTGTTAATTGGCAAAAACATTCTGGTAATGCAGGCCGCAATCATCGAATGGCAGGGAACTGGCGACGCCAGAAAAGGGCTGGCATGGATTTATAACACGCTGTTTGGGCCCGGCGAACTGCCGGACGAGGCGGAGAAAGATGCCCAGGCATACTTCGACCGGAAATATGGCCCGCTTGACGAAGAACTCATGGCTCTTCATCGGTGGTTCTGGGAACAAAGCGAAGCAGAACGCGCCGCTGGCATCGGTAAAGGAGAGTGAGCATGGCGCTGACAAAAAAACAGCGCGCAGAGTTGCGCATGAAGTTCGGCGGCCGCTGTGCGTACTGTGGTTGCGAACTTCCCGAAAAAGGCTGGCATGCCGACCATGTTAAACCGGTGATTCGTTTTAATGGTCAGATGCTTCACCAGGAGCACGACGAAATTTCAAATCTGGTTCCTGCCTGCCATCCGTGCAACCTGCATAAGCACTGCAGTAGCCTTGAGGATTACCGTCGCATTATTGATGACGGTCGCAGAGAGTTCCTGCGTTCAGGTAAGGGAAAGGCCTTGGTGCGTATGGGGCTGGTTGAGATGAAGCCGGACCCGGTTCTGTTCTGGTTCGAACATACTGGACGGTCTAACCCATGAGCCACATCACTAATACAACCTTAAAGCTGTTATCGACAAATACAGCTTACAAGCTGTTAACGGAGCGTGCGGAATGAGCACTATTACCAAAGAACAGGCACAAAAAATTATTGAAGCAGCCGATGAAGTTATTACCGCGCTGGACGGAACACACGATGATATTCATCCTGAAAGCGACAACATGCTCCGTCTGTGGGATGACCTGAATGACCGTTATGCACCGCCGGAAGTTGTACGGGAGCTGGCGCGTATCGCGCTGGCATCGCTCGAGGCGGAGCCAGTGGCGTACATCGCTGAATGTGGGACTATCGTTTCCGATGCGGACCCATTTTTTGACGATTATAACAATCCGCAACCGCTCTATCGCCACGCGCAGCCAGCGCTGGCAGCGATAAAAGACAATCAGATTCGTGAGCTGGTGAACGAGCTGCGTGATATCGCAGTCGAGTATCACGGGACTCAGCAGCTTCGCGAACGCATTGCTCGAACCGTCCGCGCCGCCATGCTTCAGGGTGCCGAACAACCACAAAGCTCACAACAAAATATTCCGGAAAATATTCCAGGCGGTTTGCTGGAAGCCGTTAACAGCCTGCTTAATCATGATGGCTCTCGCGGCTGTTACAGCGCTATGGAGTGCGGAGCAGCCAGGGAGAAAATAGAACTGTGGCTGGCTCAGCGCCAAAAGTGGGAGGCACAGAGAGCTGCGAACCTTTCCACTGGCAACTCTCCGGCGATTCCGGATGGTTGGGTGGCTTGCAGTGAGCGGATGCCGAATGATGGGCAGGAGGTAATCGTTCAAACACATTCAGGATGGAGATACGTATCGTTTTACGATGCTCATTCGCGATTGTTTTACGATGGCCCAGAAGGGGATGTCGAATATATTCTCGTAACTCACTGGATGCCATTGGCTGCAGCACCGCAGCAGGAGTGATATATAATCCCTCTCAAAGCATTGAGGGGGTTTTCTATGTCAGACTGGAACATCGCAGCAAAATCGAAAGAAGAGCAGGACAAGGTTAATGTTGATCTGGCCGCCAGCGGCGTTGCGTACAAAGAGCGCCTGAACATGCCGGTTATCGCTGAGCAGGTAGCACGAGAGCAGCCAGAACATCTACGCGAGTATTTTATGGAGCGAGTACGTTACTACCGTGAGCAAAGCCTGAAGCTACCTAAATCATCCGATCCTCGCTACACCGAAATGGCGGAGCAGAACGCCAAAAAGTAGTTTTGATTTTCTGTTATCAAGCAGCCATAATTAAATCGCAGTCGGCCTGAACACCCGATTGCGACTTCTGCGCATTTAAGGGGACTTAAATGCGACCACAATTTGAAACTCTTCACCTGTCACAGATGCTTAGCGGCACCTGCGATTTTCTGCATTCTGCGTTTGGCCTCTCAGGAGGTGAAGCGTGAGCATCAAATTCTACCTTCGCGACGAGCAGGTGCGTCGCAATCTCATCGATTACATCAACAAACAGCCTGTCAGCGCTGATTTCCCGCTGGTGATCACTCTTTCTGATCCTAAACGAACCCTTCCTCAGAACTCTCTGTTCCATGCCCTGTGTGGCGACTTCGCTAAATACCGCATCCAGTGGGCTGGTTCTGTGTGGTCACTCCCGTCGTGGAAAGCAATTCTGGTGTCCGGCCATTCGATTGCCACTGGCGGACAGGGGAAGGTTATTGCCGGGCTTGAGGGGGAGTTGGTGGCAATTCGCGAAAGCACCTCATCAATGGGCATTAAGCGGATGAACAGCCTCATCGAGTACACCCAGGCATTTGCAGTCAGTCAAAACATCCAGCTTCGCGACGTCCGTTATCAGGGCGATTTCTTTGGGAGAATGTCATGAGCAATCTGATCACCTCAAACACCATCACCATGTCCAGCATTGATATTGCCGAGTTGGTTGGAAGCAGGCCGGACAATGTGAAAGTCTCTATAGAGCGCCTTGCAGAGCGCGGCGTAATACGGTTTCCTGCAATGCAGGATTTCGAAAAAATCAATAACTTAGGTCTTGTTGTAAAGGTAAGTGCTTATGTTTTTGAGGGTGAGCTAGGCAAGCGTGACAGTATCGTTGTAGTCGCTCAGCTTTCTCCAGAATTTACCGCCCGTCTCGTAGATCGCTGGCGTGAACTGGAGGAGTCCGCTTTAAGTATCCCCAAAACGCTACCGGAAGCTCTCCGCCTTGCCGCCGATCTGGCTGAACAGAAACAACAACTGGAAAATCAGCTTGCTCTCGCAGCGCCTAAAGTTGAGTTCGCCGATCGCGTCGGTGAATCCGAAGGCATCCTCATTGGCAACTACGCCAAAGTAGTAAAGCTCGGACAAAACAAATTGTTCGCCTGGCTTCGTGACAACGGAATCCTGATCGCCAGCGGTTCACGCCGAAACGTTCCTAAGCAGGAATATATGGATCGTGGCTATTTCACTGTGAAAGAAACCGCAGTTAATACCAACCACGGCATTCACATCTCCTTCACGACAAAACTCACCGGGAAAGGCCAGCAATGGCTAACCCGGAAACTGGTAGATCATGGTCTGCTTAAGGCGCTGGGGGATGCTGCATGAGGTCTGTTTACCGAAGTAAAAAATGGCTAGCCGCAGTAGGCCAGATTGAGCAATGCGTCCTGTGTGGTGCATGGGGCGTGCAGGTGGCACACCGCAACGAGGGTAAGGGTACCGGAATGAAAACAGACGACTGCGCCACCGCTGCTATCTGCGTCACCTGTCATTCAGAGATCGATAACGGAAAGGGTTTGAGCCGTGACGAACGCCGTCAGTTAATGGATCGCGCCATTGTACTTACCGTTATCCAGATTGCCCGTCGTGGCCTGGTGGTACCCGCATGAAAATCTACGACATCACACCAATCGGCAAGCCTCGCATGACCCGCGCGGATAAGTGGAAGCAGCGACCACCTGTAATGCGTTATCGCGCTTTTTGCGATGAGGTCCGCCTGCGCAAGCTGACCATGCCTGAATCCGGATCACATGTGACATTCGTCCTACCAATGCCGCCAAGCTGGAGCAAGAAGAAACGAGCGGAGTTCGCCGGGAAGCCCCACCAGGCAAAGCCAGACTGCGACAACATGCTGAAGGCCTTGATGGATGCGCTTTATGAGGATGATGCTCACATCTGGGATTGCCGCATCACAAAGGTCTGGGGAGAGAAGGGGAAGATCATCATCGGGGAGTGTGCGCCGTGACCAGAGACGAGATAACCCGATACCAGGCAGAAAGCGTCAAGCGCGCCTACCTGCCGCCAGTAGCAAAGCACAGCCAGCAAACCAACCAGCCACAGAAGGAAGCCGCATGATGAATACTCAATACCTGCAGTACGTGCGTGAGCAGCTCATTGTGGCAACCGCAGACCTGAGCGGGGCGACAAAGGGACAACTGGTAGCCTTCGCAGAGAACGCGATGTTCGAGGCGACACCACGCAGCCGCGGCCGCAAGAAAATTGCCGATCCGGTAACCGGCCGTATGGTTAACCCTGATGGCCCCGCAATGAATGGCAGCCAGTCACGCGCTAAAGGGTCACACATCCCATTGGTTAATCACGTTGAGTTCTGCACCGCGTCATGGCGGCGGGCACTTATGTCACTCGAAGAGCACCAGAAGGCTTGGCTACTTTGGAACTACAGCGAGAACATCCGCTTTGAATACCAGGTGTCGATCACCCAGTGGGCGTGGGAAGAGTTCCGGGAACAGCTCGGCACGAAGAAAGTGGCCGGCAAGACGATGGAGCGCATGAAGAAGCTTATCTGGCTGGCGGCGCAGGACGTCAAAGCGGAACTGGCGGGGCGGGAGACGTACGAATATCAGGAGCTGGCGGAGCTGGCGGGCGTAGCGAAGTCCACCTGGACGGAAACGTATCTGCCTCACTGGCTGACTATGCGGACCACCTTTAAGCGGCTCGATAGCGGTGCGCTTATTTCAGTAACGCGATCACGTTCACAACAAAAGGCGACAAATTTAGATTTAAGTCTTGCAAAACCGAACTGAAACGCATATATTTCATGTAAATCTGATATCGTCGCCATAGCTTTGATTGTCGACTGAACATGAAAACCTCGCCATCGTGCGGGGTTTTGTCGTTTCTGGAGCCAGAATGTCCGAGAAAATCACAGAGCAATTGGTCTTCCGTCCTGCCAGTGAAAAGCTGACAAAGGATCTGGATGGTGAGAGGGTGATTCTGCTCAACCCATGCGATGGCTGGCATATTGCCCATGTGTTAGCCTTGGAAGAAGATGGCGAGGTCTACCATGTCGGCGCATATCAATTTGCAGGTGGCGAATTCGAGCCGCACGAATTTTATGTTGCCTGGGCGCTGCTTCCTGATTCGATAAAGTTGTCTGACCGATTTGAAGACCAGCGCCTGACGCCTGAAATCCGAGAGGCGCGCTTTCGTGAATGGTTAGCCAAAACCAGTAAGTGATTTATTGCCATATTTGCCTGTAGCTCAGAGGAAAGAGCAACCGCCTTCTAAGCGGTTGGTCGCTGGTTCGAATCCAGCCAGGCGAGCCAAACCCAGCCAGGGTATTTACGGCCAGAGAGCCGACATTGCCTTACCCTCATCTTCCCGGCCTGTCGCCGGGTTTTTTATTCCAGGCCCCGGGAACCATCATCGACACGCCTACTTGTTAAATCGTCCCGAGGGCCTGACCCCTTTCAAACAAACACAGCGCCATCCGTCATTAACGGAGGTGAGGCCTATGAAAATGCCATACAAACAAGATTTCATCGCTGCGCTACTTGCCGCCAAGGAGCAGGGTATTGGTGCAATGCTGGCTTTTATCATGGCGTACCTGCGTGGTCGCTATAACGGAGGTGCGGTAACAAAAACGCTAATTGATGCGCTGATGTGCGCGATGATTGCCTGGTTCGTTCGTGACCTTCTGGACTTTATCGGCCTGAGCAGCAACCTCGCCTACATAGCCAGCGTCTTTATTGGGTACATCGGCACCGATTCGATCGGTAATCTGATTAAGAAATTCGCAGCCAAAAAGGCAGGAGTTGACGATGCAAACCAGTCCTGAAGGCATTGCGCTGATAAAAAAATTCGAAGGCTGCCGGCTGACTGCCTATCCAGATCCGGGAACAGGCGGCGCTCCGTGGACGATTGGTTATGGATGGACTCACCCGGTAGACGGCAAGCCAGTAAAGCCCGGAATGACCATCGATCAGGCAACAGCTGACAGGTTACTTAAAACGGGGCTGGTGAGCTATGAAAAAGATGTGCTGAAGGTGGTTAGAGTGAAACTGACGCAAGGCCAGTTTGATGCACTGGTATCGTTCGCTTACAACGTTGGCTCGCGTGCGCTTTCAACATCCACGCTGCTGAAGAAGCTAAATGCTGGCGACATCAAAGGCGCTGCAGACGAGTTCCTGCGCTGGAATAAAGCTGGTGGCAAAGTACTGAATGGGCTGACCCGTCGGCGTGAGGCGGAGCGCGCTCTGTTCCTGTCGTGATTGGCGCACTGGTTAAGCGTTACTGGCTACAACTGAGTGTGGTGGCGTTAATCGGAGTGCTGGCGTTCTTTGTGAACCACTACCGCGACAACGCCATCACCTACAAAGACCAGCGCGATAAAGCCACCAAGAAACTCAGCCTGGCGAACGCCACCATCAAAGACATGACTACCCGCCAGCGTGATGTCGCTGCACTGGATGCCAGATACACGAAGGAACTAGCCGATGCGAAAAAGACCATTAGCGATTTGCGTCGGGATGTCGATTCTGGCGCTAAACGGCTGCGCATCGCCGCAACCTGCCCTGGAGTGCCAAAAGCCACCTCCACCACCGGCGTGGATGATGCAGGAGCCCCCGAACTTACTCCAGACGCTCGACGGAATTATTTCGATCACCGGGACGGAATCGCAACCGCTGACAAAATGATTCGCGGCATGCAGGAATATATCAACACGCAGTGTCTAAAATGAATTCCCCCGACAAGGAATCAGATTGTGTAACCCCGCAGGAGGTGATCACATCTTGACAGGCCGGAACAGACGGAAGTGGCATAGCAACATCGTGAGATGGTGGCGACCGCTGCGACAAGAATGCCCATAGCGCCGATTCGTCGCAGTCTCCATGCCAGAACTATGACCGCAGCCTCCCTGAGGAGGATTCTCCCTGCGCGAGTGGGCGTGGTTATTCAAAAACGGGTCACGCCGGGTTTTCCTCGCGATGGTAACGCGAGCTTTTACCTTCATAGCGGCCAGCCGGAGCCGTGGCGGGCGAATCTGGTTACTTACCTTTTCTTCAAACAGGATTAACTCATGGCAAAACCGGACTGGGAGGCCATCGAAACGGCGTACCGGGCCGGAGTGATGTCCCTCCGAGAAATAGCATCACAACACGGTATCAGCGAAGGCGCTATCCGTAAGCGTGCCAAGCGTGACGACTGGTCTCGCGATCTTAATGCGAAAGTAAAAGAACGCGCTGACGATCTGGTACGCAAAGCAGAGGTACGCAAGCAGGTACGCAGTGAACAGGCTTTGTCTGAGCGCGTACTTATAGAGGCGACGGCTGAGGTCATTGCCAGTGTTCGCATGGAGCATCGTGGCGATATTCGCAGGGCCAGGGAGATAACCAACGCGCTCTTTGATGAATTGGGCGCCGAGTGCGCAGACGTCGAATCACTGCGTAAATTGGGTGAGCTAATGCTCTCTCCTGATGATAATGGCCGCGATAAACTCAACGAAATTTACCAGTCGATAATCAGCCTCCCTGAGCGCGTTAAAGCGGTAAAAGCGCTGAGCGAATCCCTTAAAAACATAATAGGGCTTGAGCGTCAGGCGTATGACATTGGCGGGCCGGCTGGTGACGATGACACGAAGAAACTTTCTGACCTGATGGATGAGCTAGCAAAGGGGTAACGATGAAGCCGGAACATCTCGCACTGCTGCGTGACAAGCTCTGGCGTCTGAACAATCTCTACTGGATCACCAACAAAGAAGGTAAGCCGGTTCGGTTCAAAATGACGCCGGAGCAATTGGAATACTTCGAGGGGATGCATACTCGTAACATCATCCTCAAGGCGCGTCAGCTTGGATTTACCACTGAGGTCTGCATTATCCAGCTCGACGCGGCATTGTTTGAGGCTGCCCGTTGCGCACTTATCGCACACACGCTCAATGACGCAAAACGCCTGTTCAGGGAGAAGATTAAGTATGCCTATGACCGACTGCCTGACGAAATTAAGGCGGCCAATCCTGCGAGCAATGATGCGGCTGGCGAACTGGTATTTCAGAAGGGTGGCTCGCTTTATATCAGCACATCTTTCCGTGGCGGCACGCTCCGCTATCTCCACGTTTCGGAGTTCGGAAAGATATGCGCCAAGTTTCCCGATAAAGCCCGCGAGATTGTCACCGGTGCTTTTGAGGCTGTTTCGTCTGACTGTTTCACGACGATTGAGAGCACAGCGGAAGGTCGGGCGGGTTATTTCTTCGATTACTGCCAGTCAGCTGAAAAAGCGCAGATACAAGGAAAAACCATCTCTCAGTTAGACTGGAAATTTTTCTTTTTTTCGTGGTGGAAGAATCCCCTTTATGCAATTGATCCGGTCGAGCCACTTCCGCAACGGCTGGTTGATTATTTTGCTGAGCTTGAATCAAAGCACAGCATAGCGCTGAACGATCGCCAGAAAGCATGGTATTACGCCAAAGAGAAAACTCTCGGCGACGACATGAAGCGGGAATATCCGTCGATACCAGATGAAGCATTCCAGCAGTCGGTCGAGGGCGCGTACTACGCTAAACAGTTCCGCTGGCTATACACCAACAAGCGGATCGGCCAAATCCCGGATAACTCGCACCTCCCGGTGCACACGTTCTGGGATATCGGTGTTGGCGACTCCACTGCTATCTGGTTTGTTCGCGAGGTTGGCACGGAGTATCACGTTATCGACTACTACGAGAACTCTGGCGAGGGGCTGAGACACTACATGAAGGTGCTGAAAGACCGGGGATATATCTACGGCGAGCACTGGGGGCCGCACGATATTGACAATCGCGAGTTTGGCAGTGATGCCAAGTCACGCCGCGAACTGGCGCGCGAAGGTTATGAAATTGACGGGCAGAAATATTCACTCCGATTTCAGGTGGTGCCAAAGGAATCTATCGATACTGGTATTGAGTCCGCGCGTGAAATTCTCAAGAAGTGCGCTTTTGATGAAGTGAAGTGCGCCGAGGGGCTAAATGCGCTGGAAAACTACCGCAAGGAGTGGGACGACAAGCGCGGCTGCTGGAAAGATAAACCGCTTCACGACTGGACATCCCACGGTGCAGACGCATTCCGTTACTTCGCTGTGACGAAAAATAATCGACGTAAACCGACTGGTAAAGTCACTCAACTTCGGATCTAATCCCATGCCAGATATTTCGACACCCAACCTCGACTATAACGACATGATTGAGGCGTGGGACATTAACGATGCACTGATGGGCGGCACGCTGGAAATGCGTCGACAGGGCGAAACATACCTACCTCGCTGGCCGCGCGAGGACAAAGAGGACTATAAGAAACGCCTGTCTGTTGCGACGCTGCTCCCGGCCTACGAAGAAAGCATTAAGCAAAATACCGGGCGCGTATTTGCTGAGCCAACCGTGTTAAGCGAAAAAACGCCGGAAAAAATCAAAGAGTATGCCGAAAACATCGATATGGAAGGCAGCCGCCTTGATGTCTGGGCGCAGCAATTCTTCAGCCTGGCGTTTCAGTATGGTCTCGCACATGCACTGGTGGATTACCCGCGCACCAACGCCGAAGAAATTCGCACAAAAGCTGACGAGCAGGCTGCTGGTGGTCGACCGTATGTAACGATGCTTAATCCTAGGCAAGTGATCGGCTGGAAATCAAAGGTCGTCAGCGGAAAAGTTGTGCTCACTGAGTTGCGTGTAAAAGAAGTCATTGTCGTGGATGGTGACGACTTCGGGCAAACCAAAGTTGAGCAGATCCGCCACATCATGCCGCGTAAAGTGGAAATCTGGCGCCGTAACAAAGGTGATGGTGGGGAATCCACCTGGACTCTTTATGAAGAGTGGGAAACCAGCCGCGACGACATTACCCTTGTAACGCTCTACACCAAAAAAACTGGGTTTATGCGAGGTTCTCCGCCACTGCTAAATCTGGCATTGCTGAACATCAAGCACTGGCAAAGCCAGAGTGAGCAGGACAACATTCTTCATGTTGTGCGTGTGCCGCTTCTGTCAGTTTTTGGTCTGGAAGACGATCAAGAACTGGTCATTGGCTCATCCAGCGCTACTAAATTCAGCGACCGCGCAAAGCAGGGTATGGAATACACCGAGCACACCGGCGCTGCCATTGAATCCGGCAAAACATCGCTGGATGATCTGGAAAATCAGATGCGCCAGGCGGGCGCGAAACTGCTGCGCGCAGAAAACACATCAACAAAATCTGACGACCAGACGCATGAAGAGCATATGCAGGAAAACTCGCCGCTGTACACCATGGCGAGTTCGCTGGAGGATGCACTTGATAACATTCTGCAAATCATGGCTGAGTGGATTGGTGAAAGTGATGGCGGCAATGTTGATGTGCGCACAGAGCTGGATGTTTCTGCTCAGACGTTCGATTCATCTGCTGCTATGGCCGTTCAGTCCCTGCGACAGGGTGGTGACATTCGCCAGGTTGATGCCGTGCGAGTGCTTCAGGCGCTTAAATTCATCGACCCTGACGCGAAGCCGGAAGAGGTAATTGACGAACTGAGAAACCAGCAGGTAACGCTGGCAGGTGGCAACAATGGCGACAGCGAATGAGACACTGCGCGATGAGTCCATTGCTCACGCTATCTGGATAGCCCGATACAGCACCGGCGTTGCAAACAGGATGGTAAAACTGCTCAACGAAAGTGATGCTGAGCTGACAGCGCGCCTGCTGGTGGCGATGGATGGTATAGAGCCGAATAGCTTTACGGTCACACGTCTTGAAGCGCTGCTGGCGAGCGTGCGGGAAATTAACCGCACTGCGATAAACGGTATGTTTTCCAGTCTGTCATCAGAACTGAACGAACTGGCGCAACATGAGGCTGGGTATCAGTTGAGTCTCTTTGACGCACTGTTGCCGGAGTTCGTGACCAACGTTCATCCGCTGGTGGGTATCTCTCCTGATGCGGTTTACGCTGCGGCAATGGCGCAGCCATTTCAGGGGAGATTACTCAGCGAATGGGCGTCAAACCTCGAAGCGGATCGCCTCAACCGCATCAGTAACGCTGTGCGACAGGGCTTTTTGCTGGGAGATACGAACGAGCAGATTGCGCGCAAGGTGCGCGGCCACGCTAATCGCGGCTATCAGGATGGCGCGTTACAGATGAGTCGCGCCAATGCCGCCAGTATCGCGAAAACGGCGGTGGGTCATCTTGCAGCGACGGCGCGTAGCAGCTTCGCTGACGCCAATAACGACCTGATGAAGGGTAAGCAGTGGCTTTCCACCCTGGACAACAGAACGACGCATATATGCAGTATTCGCGACCGTCTGAAGTACACGCTGGATAATAAGCCAATCGGTCACAAAATCCCGTATTTGCAAGGACCGGGCAAAATTCACTTTTGCTGCCGATCTATTGAAACTTTCATCCTCAAATCAGCGAAAGAGCTGGGTATCGATGTTCGCGATATCCCACCAGCGGAACGCGCCAGCATGGACGGCGTTGTACCGGGTGATACCAACTATCAGGAATGGTTCTCTCGCCAGTCGTTCGATCGCCAGAAGCAAATCGTTGGCGAGAAGCGCGCGCGGCTTATCCGTGATGGTGGTATGTCGCCGGATGAGTTCTACACCGACAAGGGTGAATGGCTGACGCTGGCGCAGTTGCGGGAGCGTGACGAACAGGCGTTTAAAGATGCCGGGTTGTGATAGGATTAATCAGTGGCTAGGGTAGCTCCCGAAAAGCGGCATCGTCACCGCCTGCCACTAATAACCTGACGAGCAACGAGACGAGGTTGACGATGGCTGCTCCAGAAAACAATTTACATTACGCCGGTAATGAATTGATTATTCATGATTCAGGTGACGGACCCGATCAATTTTATCGCTGCGTTAGTCCGAGCGACCTAACAAATGCTGAATTATTGAACGCGCTGCGCGATGTTGTTGAGCGCAATGGCATTGGATACATAGAATCATCCGATACGGTAGTACGCGTCGGTGATCACGTTGGTCCATGCAAAGAGCTATTTAAAAAGTTTTCCTAAATGGCAATGTGGAGATGGCATTATGAACAAAGAAAAAGATAACCATCAAGATGTTGTCCTGAATGTGAAAATAATTAATTCCACGCCAACCACGGCAGAAGACCACGAAAACTGGAAAAACGAAGATTTTGCTCGAATCACAGATTGTGTGGAAGTGACTCGCGCCGGGGGTGTTGATGGCAAGTACACTAAAGGCAGGTAGGTTGATATGGATTCACAAAAACAAAGAGACCTTATTGCAAGCCTGTATGAAGAGCTAGTAATCGCAAGGGGGCTCATTAAAGAGATTTGCACAGTGCGAAGCATTGCGGAACCAAAGGCTTCTTTGCAGAGAATGGATAAAGCCATTAAAGGCGCAAAAGATATGCTTGAAAATATCTAAATAAAGAGGTCGCCATAGCGCGGCCTTTTTTATTATCTGAAATTCACAACAGGCTGCCTCCGGGCGGCCTTTTTTATGGCCGCAATTCGGATGATGCGCGGTGCAACGGTCGGATGACCAAATCAAAGGTAACAACATGAAACTGAAGACAGTAGAAGTAAACGGTAAGCACTATGCAGAAGTCGATGCTAACGGCCTGCCGGTTTACGTGCATGACGACGGGAAAGAGATTGGTTTTGATGCTGCTCAGGCGATGAGCACAATTTCTGCACGCAACGCCGAAGCAAAATCTCATCGTGAAGCCAAAGAAGCGGTTGAAGCAAAACTGGCAGCTTTCTCCGGGATTGAAGACCCCAAGAAGGCGCTCGAAGCAATCGAGATGATGACCAAAATCGACCAAAAAAAACTGATCGATGCTGGTGCTGTTGACCAGGTGAAGGCCGAAATCACCAAATCATTCCAGGCGCAACTGGATGAGGCCAACAACAAAAGTAAAACGCTGGAAAGTCAACTGTACGATTCGATGATCGGCGGTAGTTTTACCGGCTCCAAATTTATCACCGATAAGATCGCCATCCCTGCCGATCTGCTTCAGGCCCGCTTCGGTCAGTCGTTTAAGGTCGAAGAGGGTAAAGTTGTCGCCTATGACGGCACCGGCAACAAAATTTATTCCCGCTCTAAACCGGGCGAGCTGGCCTCATTCGATGAAGCGCTGGAGTTCCTGGTAGAGCAGTACCCGCAAAAAGACCACATCCTGAAAGCCAGCGGCAATAACGGCGGTGGTTCTCGCTCAACTCAACATCAGGCAGGACAAAAGACAATGAAGCGCGATGCGTTTACAGGTCTGAGCCCTGTCGAGCAGCAGTCGACGCTGAAAGAAGGCATCACCATCGTCGACTAATCGCATTTGCCAGTTGCCGGATGGTGGCTGGCGCCAGAGCTGGATAGCTCACTAATCAATCCACGATAAAATCTCAAGGAACACAGAAAAATGGCTAATACCCTTACCGGGTTGATCCCGACTATCTATACAGCTCTGGATATCGTTTCCCGTGAGCAGGTGGGCTTTATCCCTGCTGTCGCGCGAAATACCAAAGCAGACGCAGCAGCGAAAGACCAGACCGTTACTGCGCCGGTTGCTCCGGTTGCTGTTACCGAAGACATCGTGCCGGGTCCGTCTGCGCCGAATACCGGCGATCAGAATATCGGCACCGTCGATGTCAAAATCACCAAATCCAAAATGGCCCCGGTCAAATGGAACGGTGAAGAGCAACTGGCTCTCGGTCCCGCTGGTACTTACAACACCATTCTTGCTGACCAGTTCACCCAGGCATTCCGCGCACTGTCAAATGAGGTCGATGCTGATCTCGGTGCACTTTACTACGGCACTTCTCGCGCCGTTGGTACTGCTGGCACAACGCCGTTTGGCGTGAAGGAAGACCTGACCGACGCAGCTAATGCACGCAAGGTTCTGGAGGACAACGGTTCGCCAACTACCAGCCTGCAAATGGTTCTCGGTTCTTCTGCAATCGCGAATCTTCGCGGGAAGCAAACGGTACTGTTCAAAGTGAATGAATCCGGCACTGAGCAACTTCTTCGTGAAGGTACGCTGGGCCGACTGGAAGGCTTCAACATTCACAACTCTGCGGGCGTTAAGCGTGCGCCAGCTGCTACCGCGACAGGATATCTGGTCAATGGCGCGAAACAGGAAGGCGATATCATCATTGCCATCGATACTGGTACGGGCGCTATCGTAGCTGGTCAGGTCGTTACTTTCGATGGCGACGATAACCAGTATGTTGTTGCGGCAGCTACTTCAACCACCATCACTCTGGCTGCGCCGGGACTGCGCCAGAACCTGGCGGACAATACCGAAATCACGGTTGTTGGCGGCTTCACCGCGAATATGGCGTTTGACCGTAACGCATTCCTGCTGGCTTCGCGTACCCCGGCAATGCCAGAGGGTGGCGATACCGCTGATGATGTGATGAATGTAACCGATCCCGTCTCCGGTATCACCTTCCAGGTTGCGTTGTATCGTCAGTACCGTCAGGTGCGTTATGAAGTTGGCCTGGCGTGGGGTGTCGCTTCCGTTAAGCCTGCTCATGCGGTAATGCTGCTGGGCTAACACCATCACACACAAGGGGCTTCGGCCCCTTTTTCTTTCTGGAGGGCTTATGGCTGGATTGACGAAAGAGCAGCGCGCTCAGCGAGCGGCGGAAAAACTTGCTGCTGAACTGGCGGCGAAAAACAATCCTGAGCAGGAGCAGGAGCAGGAGCAGGAGCAGGAGCAGGAGCAGGAGCAGGAGCAGGAGCAGGAGCAGGAGCAGGAGCAGGAGCAGGAGCAGGAGCAGGAGCAGGAGCAGGAGCAGCATGGTGCTCAGTTGGTTGCTATGTTCACTGACTTCCCGGCATTCCCCGGCGCGCCCACCACCGCAGATGTGCATCCTGATGAAGTGGAAAACTGGAAGGCGGCAGGATGGCGCATAGAGGAGTGATTTATGATCACCTACATCACAGTGGCGGACGTTGATCAGATACTCGGTGCTGACTGGACTGATCCCAGTAAAAAATCAAAATCGGTACTGATGGCTAACACCTGGATGAATGGCCTTAGCCTAAAGTTACCATGTGACAAAAATACCCACGAAGTCATTATCCCTGATGATGTGAAGCAGGCTGGGGCGTATGCCGCACAGGCGGCAGCGAATGGCGGATTGTATCAACAGAAAACCAGTTCTGGCGTGCTCACCAGTGAATCGGTTGATGCCGACGGCGTGAGCGTGTCAGAAAGCTACGCCGAAATGGCAACAAACAGCACATCTTTGCTGGATTCCGATCTGCAACTGGCGCTGGCGATGTTAAAACCATACGGCGCTAACACCTCGCAGATTCGCCTTGTCAGGGGGTGATATGGGAATTCGTGACAAGATCCAGACGAAGGTAGCAAAAGCCTTTGATACAAAACTGGCGGATGCGGTTAACGATTTCACTGGCTCTTTCGTCATTCAAACGGGCTGGGACCCGGTAACGGAGACTGGCGGTGAAACCACAGTGACCTACACTGGTCGTGGCGTTCTGTCGAAATACAGCCTCAACCGCATTGATGGCGTTAATATCCTGCACGGCGACCTGAAATTAACAGCGCTGACGAATGAAGTTACCGACGAACCGAAAGTCGATCACATCATCACTGCACCAGATCTGATTACCGGCGAACAGCAACGCTACAAGGTCATTACCGCAGGAACCGACCCGGCGAAAGCGACATATTCCATTCAGTTGCGGAGGGCGTAATGCAATTTCTTCTGCTTTATCTAATCTGCGGACTGCCTCTCGGTCTTTTCGAGTTTGTATCCGTATTGCTCGTCAGGGATGGTGGCTCGGTATGGCTTAAGGCTACTTATGGTGTAATCGCCGTGCTTTTATGGCCGCTAATTTTTGCTGTACTGTTCGTGCCTGAACGGATTCTTTGCAAGTGGCGGGGAGTATGGGATGACTAAGGCCTGGAGTCTTGACCCTGCATTATTCGCTGACAAGGTGGAAGAGGATGTCGGAAAACTGCAACGCGTTATAGCCATTCAGTTGCTCAATGAGATCGTTATTCGGTCACCGGTCGGTAACCCTGAAATATGGGCTATCAACAGTATGCAGGTTCAGCAGCGCGACCGGGTTAACGATATCAATGAAGCCCTTCGGAGCAGCGACCGGTTCGGGACTACTGACAAAAACGGTAACCGTCGGATTAAACGAGGCAATAAAGTCAGTCTCGCCGGTGCTGAGTACAGCAGTAATGCGGGGAAATTCGGCCCCCAGCGCGTGCGCAAGCTAAGGCGAGGGCAGGGAGAGATTTATCGACCTCCAGGCTATCGCGCGGGGACTTTCCGGGCATCTCACTTCGTGAGTGTCGGTTCGCCAAGTGATTATGTTCCACGTGAGCCAGATCCAAACGGCGCAAACACCATCAATAACGGGGCGTCGACAATTCTTGCGGCGCCAAGTTATTCGGTCATCTACATCCAGTCAAACCTTCCTTATTCCGTACCGCTTGAAAACGGGCACTCAAAGCAGGCACCGGCAGGCGTTTATGCGGTCTCATTTAATGGTGTAACACAGGCCTACAAATGACCCTCACAGAAATTCGTAACGCTGTTATCACTCGTATGACGGCGCAGACGGCTATTGCCTCTGATGCTGTGGATTATCCCAACGGACCCGTATTTGACCCAAGTGGTCGTGATATCTGGGCTCGCTTTACCAATATTTCCGGACTGGCCGGCGCGAATGAAATCGGTGCTGGCCCCGTCGTTCAGCGCACCGGAGTGCTGATTATTCAGATCTTCGTCCCTGTTGGCTCTGGCACCATCCTCATCACTCAAACAGCAGACAAACTCCGTGAGCTTTTTGAATTTCAGGATGATGGAAAACTCAGTTATTTCGCCGTATCCGCTGTTCCCGCTGGCGAAACGGATGGCTGGTCTCAGTTCAATCTACAAATCCCTTACCGCGCTCTGTAGCGCTTAACTTCGATGGAGGTGACCGCATGTCGAGCGGCGCTAAGGTACTCTCGGCCTTTATCCGGGAGACGACTCCAGGAATCACGCCTGCTGGCGTCTGGAATCTTTTCAAACGTACGAGCTGGGGCGTTGGTCCATCCCAGAATACCAACGACAACGATGAGATCGGCGGCACCCGAATGGCGCAGGGCGCTACGCTGGGAACGGTCGATGTCGGCGGTGATGTCGGGGCAAAATTCCGTTACGGCCAGCATGATGAATTTCTGGCTTCGTGTTTTGGCGCAGAGTGGGCGGGCAATGTGCTGACGATGGGGAATGACCGTATCTCTTTCTCACTTGCAACGTATGCCTCTGATGTTGGTATCGCCTCCATCGTTCGCGGCGCGCAGGTAAGCGTGTTCCAGTTGGAAGTTCCGAATGATGGCGACGTTACCGCGACAGTCACTTTCGCCGGGCTGGGCTGGGATTCGAAAGCAGATGATACGAGTTATATCGAAGGTACACCTGCTGATAACGCTGGCGAGCTGCGTTACTCGTTCAAAGAGGTCACCGCAATCAACCTGAATGGCATCGACGGTGGTGATGGATTCTGTATTGATACCTTCAACATCCAGTTCGATAACAACGTTCAGACCCAGCGCTGTATTGGCACCGGTTCACCATATGCCGGGGCTAATATCCCAACCACCTTCACGCCTTCAGGTTCGATCACGCTGTCCTGGTCTAAAGCTGCGTGGGAGGTCTGGAGCAAAACGCTTACCGGAGCAACCGTGCCGTTCAGTTTCACCCTGGCGAACGACGAAGGTCAGTACACGTTTAACTTCCCGAAAGTGCAGGTCGCTGGCGACTGGCCGGATGGCGGCAATACCGACATTATCCAGGTTCAACTGGATATCACTGCGGCCGACGAGTCACCAACCATTACCCGCGCCGTTACTATTCCGGCAACCGGCATCACGGTAACCCCGGAAACAGCTTCCGTTGATGTGGGCGATACAACCAGCCTCACTGCAACGCTGGCTCCCGCAGGCGCAACGGATACTGTTACGTGGGAGTCATCCGATCCTGAAGTGGCAACAGTTAGTGCGTCAGGCGTCGTTACTGGTGTTGCGGCCGGAACGGCAACTATCACCGCCAAGGCGCGCACTTTTACCGATACGGCAACCATTACCGTAACTGAACCATAAAATTTCCCTTGCCCGTTCCGCTCTGCATGGTGGAGCGGGCTTTTTTCATGCAGGAGTTTAGAATGATTATCCTCAACCCACGAATTGATGTTGGCGGCGAGCGCTGGTTTACACCGCTGAAAGATCTGAAACCCATTGAAGGGCTGAAATTGCTCGTCAGCAGCATTGATAACGACCAGTATCGCTCGCGTAATGCGCTTATTCGCCGCCACATTGAAAAAATGGATGCCAGTTACCAGGTGGGAACCAGCGAATTTAGCCTGTCAGCGGTCGGGGAAATTGACTCTGCTGACGATCTTCTGATCGACAACTGCGCGCGTTACCTGCTGAAAGACTGGAAGGGCGTCGGTGAGCTTGTTGAAGGCGAAGAAGTTCCGATTGAATACACGCCTGAACGCGGTGCTGCACTTCTTAAACAGGAACCAGAGATGTACTGGCAAATTCTGGCTGAAGCCGCCAGCATCGCCCAGGGCAAAGAGCAGCAAAAGCAGGAAACCGTAAAAAAGCCATCGAAGCGCAAAAGTGGCTGAGTGAGTTCGGCGGGGAGCAGGGTGAAAAGGCAAAGTGGCGAAGGGAGAAATTAAAACTCCCGCCAATTCCCGAGCCTGAAATTGACGGCGTGACAGGGGAAATCCTCAACGCTTACTCCGTTATTTCCCGCTCCCGGCTGTATGCCGGGATGGCGGGCGCACCGCTGCCGATCTCACTTCATGATATTGAGCGCTTTCTTTCTGCACGTCCCGTCCTCATTGATCGTGATGAATTTGACGCGGCGATATTTGCCCTCGATGACGCATGGCGTGAGCAGTGGGCACAGGAACAAAAAAAACACGGCAAACAGAAACAATAAGCCCGGCATGTCCGGGTATTTTTATGCCCGGAGATCGCAATGGCAGAACAGACATCCCGCCTCGCCATCATTATTGACAGCACCGGCGCAGAAAAAAATGCTGAAAGCCTGACCAGCGCCCTTCACGGGCTTACTGAGTGGGGGCAGAAAGCAGCGGCCAGCGCCGGGAAGGTGACAAAAGCCACAGAGGAAGAATCCGCTGCATTATCGGAACTGCTTGACCGCATTGATCCGGTTAACGCGGCTCTGAATAAACTGGATAAACAACAGCAACAACTCGCGAAATTCAAGTCGAAAGGCATGCTGGACGATGAGACCTTTGATGTCTATTCGAAAAAAATCGAAGAGGCCCGCAATCGTCTCACCGGGTTTTCAGAGCAACTGAAAAATACTGGCATGTCAGCAAAGCAAACCGCATGGGCCATGCGAATGATACCCGCTCAGATGACGGATATTGTCGTCGGGCTGTCAACCGGACAATCGCCGTTCATGGTGCTCATGCAGCAGGGCGGCCAACTGAAGGATATGTTTGGCGGTATCGGCCCGGCAATCAAAGGCGTCGGCGGCTATGTCGCCGGACTGATCAACCCATTCACCCTCGCTGCCGCGGCGGTTGGCGTTCTGGGACTGGCATATTACAAAGGTTCACAGGAACAGGACGAATTCTATAAATCGCTGACGCTGACCGGCAATCAGGTTGGTAAAACAACCGGGCAGTTAGCAGATATGGCAGCTCGCGTATCGGTAGCGACCAACTCCACGACTGGCGTGGCGGCAACAACGCTCAATCAACTGGTTTCATCCGGGAAAGTTGCCAGCGACTCACTGGAACGTGTAACCACTGCCGTTGTTGAAATAAGCGAAGCCACTGGTATTGCGACAGATAAATTGGTGGACGATTTCAACAAAATCGCCACAGACCCGCTGGACGCAATTACCAAACTGAATGACCAGTACCACTTCCTGACGCTGGCGACTTACAACCAGATTAAAGCCCTTCAGGATGAAGGTAACCAGCAGGAAGCCGCCCGCGTTGCCAGCGAAGCATATTCTTCGTCGATGATTCAGCGCTCTAATCAGATTAAGGAAAATCTGGGGTATCTGGAAACCGCATGGAACTCACTGGCTAAAGCTGCCGGATGGGCGTGGGATGCCATGCTTGATGTTGGTCGTGATGCATCCGTAGAGCAAAAAATTCAGGATGCCAGCAGCGAGCTTGAACGCGCGCAGAAATCGCTTGCTGATTTGGAGCGTGGACAGGCCGCTAATGCAGGTCCCTATGGAGCATGGAAATCTGATGATTTAGATCGGCAGCGAAAAGCGGTAACTTTGCTTAAACAGCGGTTATCTACACTGCAAAGTGAAAAAACAGCGCAGGATGTAATTAACAACACAATTGATGATTACAACAGGAAACAACAGGAAAGCATCAAGATTCAGCAGGAAGCTGATCGCGTTAACCAGCAGTTCCTGTCGAATGCTGATAAGCGAAACAAGGCGATTCAGCAGCAGAAGAAATTCCTTGATGCCGGGGCCATCAGTGCAGATCAGTACGCGAAAAATATCGCGCGCATCAATGAAATGTACAAAGACCCTAAATCGCCAACAGTACCGAAGGGAAAAGCATATAGCGAAGATGCAGCGACACGACTGCTCGATCAGTTAAACCAGCAGACATCCGCTATGCAGTCTCAACTGGACGCCAGCGATAAGCTCACCAGCGCTACTCAGGCGCGAGTGAAGTTTGAACAGCAGATCGCTGACCTCAAATCGAAAACGCAACTCACCGCCGATCAAAAATCGCTTTTGTCCCGCTCTGAAGAAATTATTCAGGCCTATAAGCGACAGGAAGTTCTGCAAAACTCCGTTAAGACTCTCGACGATTACCGGAAAATGCAGGAGCAGGTTAAAGCGAAGGATGAGCAGCAGAACGATTTGCTGCGTGAGCGTCTGGCGCTGCTGGAAAAAGCAAAAGCCACCGGGAAACTGGCTCCGGGAGAATATGAGAAAACTCGTTCTGATATCTATAAAAACACACCAACGGAACTGCCTTCTTCAGTAAAAAGTGTGGTGGGCAATCTGTCACCGACTGGCGGCCAGTTATCCGGCACGTTCGGCGGTATGCAACAGCAGTACATGCAGCTCGATCAGGCGCAACAGCAGTTACAGACGTGGTTGCAGGCTCAGGAAGCGGCATATGCACAGGCTGCGCAAATCACCACGGAAGGCGAAGCGCGCATGACAGCAATCCGCCAGCAGGCGGCGCAAGCCAATCAGGTTATTGAATCCCAGAAAAACGAAATCATCACCAGTGCGACGCAAACCATGATCGACAGTGGTTTGCAGATTCTGGCAACTGGTTTCGGGGAGCAATCCGGGATTTATAAAGCGGCGTTCGCTGCCAGCAAGGCATTCGCTATTGCACAGTCTCTGGTTTCGATCCAGCAGGGGATTGCGATGGCGGCTGCCAACCCGTTCCCGTACAACATCGCTGCGATGGCATCTGTTGCAGCGGCCACGGCGAGCATCGTTTCTAATATCGCAGCTGTTGCGGATGTTGGTTTTGCTGCCGGTGGTTTTACGGGCCCGGGCGGAAAATACCAGCCTGCCGGAGTGGTGCATAAAGGCGAGTATGTTTTTGACCAGGCTGCAACCAACCGGATCGGCGTCTCGAACCTTGAGGCGCTGCGCAATGGCGGTTCTCTGGACGCAACGCTGAGCAAGCCCGGTTTCGGTACGGGGGCACAGAACGTCAATAACAACAGCAATGCCATGACCCTGAATGCACCCATCAACCAGAACTTCAACATTCAACAGGGTGTAACCCCTGATCAGATGAATCTGTCGCTGGCGCAGACTCAGAAACAGGCTACCAGCGATGCATTGGATCAGGTCGCCAATCAGATTGTGAAAGGCAACGGGAAAGTGGGTAACGCAATGCGAGGAACGTACACCGGAAGGAGAACTACCTGATGGCTGAAAAATACTACCCTCATGATTATCTTCCTATGCCGCTTCAGGACGGTTATGCATTTCAGCCAGTCAGTCCGTTAAAGCGCACCGAAATGACCACCGGCCGCGCCCGCCAGCGCCGTGCGTTTATTTCGACGCCGACACAGGCAAATGTGCAGTGGCTTTTCGAAAAAGATGCTCAGGCTCAGCTTTTTGAGGGCTGGTATCACGAAACCATTACTGACGGTGCCGACTGGTTTTTTATGCGGTTGCAAACGCCGTTGGGCGTTGAACTCTACAAATGCCGGTTTATGGACATCTATCAGGGGCCGACTCTTGTCGCCCCGATTTACTGGCAGTTCTCCGCGACGCTTGAGTTGTGGACTCGACCCGTCCTCGGTGATGGCTGGGCTGAGTTCCCGGACTACATCATCAACAGCAGCATCATTGATATTGCACTTAACAGGGAGTGGCCGGAAGCATGACCAGTCCGACTTTAAAACGACTGTACGCCTCTTCCGGTGAAGAGGTCATTATCAAAACTTTGCAGATCAACATCGGTGATGATGTCCTTTATCTCTGTGATGGCTACGACAACATAACAGCGACGACGGAAACTGGTGAAGAGGTCACATTCATCGCCAGCGCCATCGATGTTGCGCTACCGGCGCGGAACAGTGACGGTACTCAGGATTTGCAGTTTGCTGTCTCAAACATCAAAGGCGAAGCATCCACATCCGTGCGTAGCGCGCTGGAAAATCTGCGTGGCGCCACGGTGACCTACCGACAATATACATCTGACGATTTAGCCGCGCCCGCAGACCGCCCTTATACCCTGACGGTTAAAAACGGGTACTGGACTGCAACACAGGCGCAGATTATCGCGGGATACATGAATGTGCTGGATACCGCGTGGCCCCGCTATCGCTACACACTCCCGTTCTATCCTGGCCTTCGTTACATGAGCTAAGGAGTTTCAATGTTCAATCAAGATAAATACCTTTCGGTCAAATGGCTGAAGGGCGGGCGCGCTTACCCTGAGCTTGACTGTTTCGGCATCGTGAATGAGGTGCGTCGCGACCTGGGATTACCAGAATGGCCGGATTTTGCCGGGGTAACGAAAGATGATGGCGGCCTTAATCGCGAAGCACGGAAACTGATGCTCTCCCTGCAACGCTGCGAGCCGTGTGAAGGTGCGGGTGTTGCGTGCTATTCAGGCTCAACTGTTACGCATGTTGGCGTTGTCGTGGTGCTTAATGGCCGTCTGCATGTGGCCGAATGCAACCCTAAATCCAACGTTTCTTTCACGCCGGTGGCACAGTTTGTTCGCCGCTTCGTTAAAGTGGAGTTCTGGAAGTGACCATCAGAATTTATCCTTCCCGGTTACCCGGCGAACCGCTGGAAACGCATGAACATGGTGCGGTGACTATTCATCAGTGGATGAAGCGGAATGTTGATAATTACCGCGCTGACATGAAGCATCCGATCGCCATTGAAGTGGACGGTGTGAATATCCCGGCTGCGGCATGGTTCGATTATGCGATCAGCCCGACAAGTGATGTACGCATTTATCCGGTTCCTCATGGCGCCGTTGCGCTGGCGTGGATTGCCGTTGCTGTTTCGGTCGCATCTGTTGCGTATGCGCTGTTCTTTGCGCCTGGCGCATCCGATCCCGGCGGTTTCTCTTCGTCGACAGGCGATTCACTGGATGTTAACCCGGCAAAAGCGAACCGTGCAAAGCTGGGCGATCCAATCCGCGAGCTATTCGGACGCCGCCGAATTTACCCCGATTATGTAGTGCAGCCGGTAACCCGGTTCAGTCCTGACGATCCGACAGTGATGACCGTTGAAATGTTCGTTGCTCTGGGGTTCGGACAATTTTCATTCGGCGAAGGGGATATGCGTGTCGGCGCCACGCCAGTTTCACCGCTGGGTGATGGTTTCGCGTACACCGTTTTTCAACCGGGACAGAATGTGGCTGGTGATCGCCGTAGCGAAAACTGGTTTAACTCTACCGAGGTTGGCGGGACGTCATCGGGTGCCGGGCTGGATATGGCCCAGACCGCGCCGGATACGGATGATGTTGTGGCGCAGTCGCTGACGGTGTCGGGAAGCACAATCACGTTTAACGGATTAAGCGCTGACGACGATACTGCAACAAACGAGCTGCCTGATTCGTGGGTTGCTGGTGCGACGGTTGAGCTAATCGTACCCGATCAGTTTGTTGTAACCAACGATGGCGCATACAGCCGCATTACCAGTGACAATCTGTCGGAAATCTCTCCTTACGTTGGAATGCCGGTAACGCTCTGGTACAACAGCGTCGACTACAGCCTGTTTATCGCTTCATATACGCCGCATGCAGACGCGACAGAGGACGAAGAAGAAGTCACCGCGTCGGTAACGCTGGCTTATGAGAGTGAAACTGGCGCACCATTTACTGGCATTCCAGAGGGGTATATCAGGCTTTCCGTTTCTCACGCTGGATATCAGTACAAAATTTTCGACGTGGACGGCACCAGTGTGACTCTTCAACGCTTGATTGACGGCGTTGTCGATAACACATGGCCGGGTTTCGTTGCGCGCACCGTGCTTGATTTTGAAGCCTCTGGCGTTAACCAGAACGACTCCTGGATGGGGCCGTTTCTGGCATGCCCGGATAATGAAACCATCGACATGTTTGAAGTGAATTTCTTCTTCCCGAATGGCATTTGCGGGTACGACAAAAAAGGGAGAAAGCAAAACAGAACGGTTCGCTGGGAAGTTCAGTACCGTGTCTATGGCTCTGGTTCTGGCTGGATGAGCAAAACCGGTTCGTATAACACAAAAAATATTAACGGCCTTGGTTTTACTGAGCGCATCACGCTGGGTTCTCCCGGCCTTGTTGAAGTGCGGTGCCGACGCACTAACGAGCAGGGGCAGGATAACAGCCGCGATAATATGTACTGGCAATCGTTGCGTGGACGCCTGCTGACCAGACCGTCATCGTACGCTGGCGTAACGACGATGGGGGTCACTGTGGAAACCGGCGGCAAGCTGGCGGCGCAGTCCGATCGCCGGGTGAACGTTGTAGCTACAAGGATTTACGACACTGGCGCGGCGCGAAGCATCTCCGGCGCGCTGTACCACGTTGGTAACTCGCTGGGGCTGGACATGGACACCGACGCCATTGACGCGCTGGAAAGTGCGTACTGGACGCCTGGCAATGAGTTTTTCGACTTCGAGACGACCGACAGCACATCTGCGCTGGAGGTTTTACAGAAGATCGCCAACGCCGGGAAAAGCTATTTTCTGCTGGCAGACGGGCTTGCCTCGGTTGCGCGCGAAGGCGTTAAGCCCTGGTCGGGGGTTATCAGTCCGCATGAGATGACTGAAGACTTGCAAACCGCGTTCGTGGCTCCGTCTGACGACGACTATGACGGCGTGGACGTTACGTATATCAACGGGACCACCTGGGCGGAGGAAACGGTACAGTGCCGTACGCTGGATAATCCAACGCCCGTAAAAATCGAAGACTATACGCTTGATGGCGTGCTCGACCGGGACCGGGCATATCAGATCGGCATGCGGCGGCTGATGAAGTATTTACAGCAACGGTTGACGCATACGACATCAACCGAAATGGACGCGCTTTGCTATAACGTCGGCGATCGTATCGTACTGACCGACGATATACCGGGCAGCCAGACAATTAGTGCGCTGATTGAAGGAATGGTGACTGCGGACGGCATAACGACATTCACGGTAACCGAGCCGCTGGACTGGTCGTTTCCAAATCCTCGCGTGCTGATACGTTACCAGGACGGCTCCGCTTCATCGCTAATGCTGGCGACCAATGCAGGCGATTACCAGGTTGCAGTTCCTTACCTGTTGGCTTTCGATAACATGATTCTCAATGATCCAGCCATTGAGCCACCACGCCTGATTTTCTGCGATTCTTCACGCACAGGTTATAACGCGATCATCTCAGAGATAGCACCACAATCAGACGGCACATGCCAGGTAACGGCGAAGCAGTATAAACCCAGCTTCTACGATTACGACAACGCCACTTATCCTGGCGACGTTGCATAACAAAAACTCTCCAATACAGACCCGCTTAGGCGGGTTTTTTCGTTTATGAGGCCCATATGACGACTTACAACACCCGACATCCGCTGGGGTCCGCTGCTGCAAAAGATTTGTACGATAACGCCCAGAACTTTGATCACCTCTCAAATGACCGGGTCAATGAAACGTGGGATGACCGTTTTGGCGTACCACGCCTTACATGGCATGGAATGGAGGTTGGTTTCCAGGGGCTTGTGAATGAATATAGCGAACAACTTGAAGAACTCACTGATGAATTTGAAGAAACGATAGCGTCCGTTGGCTGGGTACAGATGGGTAACTATGCTCCAGGCATGGTCATCTCATCACGAAACCAGATCGTGTTTTACAACGGCTACTGGTATGCATGGCGCGGCGACTTGCCTCATGAGACATCAGGCGCAACCCTTGATGATGATGGTGGGATTTGGTCGGAGGCTAATCCTGATGGTATGTGGGTTAATGTCATCGGCATTGAAAACACTGCATCCGTTGAAAAAGCCACCGGCCTGAAGATTTTCTCAAAAGTTGGAAATGTCGTTGTTGGTGACAGCATCACAAGCACAGGTAACCGCTTCGCTGTTGTTTATGGAAACAAGCTGCGCATGCTCACGAATCTTCCAGCCAGCGGTAATGTAGAGAGTATTGATGCTTCCGCAAATAGCATTACCATCGGCGGTAAAAAGCACTGGATGCTGGAATATTACGGTGACGCCGTAAACCTCTCTGAACCGGTGGTTGTTGCTGCTGGCGAAACAATGGTGGTAAGTGGCTCCCCGGATATGCGCGGTGCGGCTGTCACCGGCGCGGGAGCGGTTGTTGGTGTTGTCGGTAATGGCACCGACATGGGCGTGTTTGATGTTAAAGCCAATGTTGTTAAAGCATCTGAGCGCGACACGGCAGTCCTGACCGCAGACATTATCATTGATCCAATGCTTAGCACTGCTGGCGCTGTCGCTACGCTTTCAGATGCGCTTGCCGCCGCTGCTGCGCTGGTAAGTGGTGGAAGAACAGCAGACATAAACGTCCTCCTGCGCGCCGGGCGGCATGAAATATCCCCGATTACTATTACTGATGAGCACATTCCTGGATTCGGTAACCTGTCTGTTACTGTTGATGACACGACTGTCGTAATCAGCGACAACACCATTGTTCTTGGACAGAACAGTGAAGGTCGTCTGATCTTCAAAAACTATGGGCGGGAAAAGCCGGTTATCACGCCGGTGATGAATTACGTCTCATCATCCGGCGGTCAGCCATATAAAACCCATCATCAGCGCGTTGCGAACGTGAGCGGCGAGCCGCATCTTGAAGCATACGACGTCTACATGAATCCCGTTAAAGTTAGCGATAACTATAACGAGAAGACAGGGAAGTTACCCAGAAACGTTAATAAACGTATTATTCAGGTTGTGGATAATGTTTATACGTTTAAATTACAGCCAGATGATGCCGCCGGGATGGCGGGTGAGGAGTTGAGCAGCGTAGCTCTACGCATCAACCAAAACTACAGCTCTTCATGGAATAATATTACAGAGATAAATAGTTTTGGTGAGGTTATATACCCTGCGCAGGGACCATGGGATACCAGTCCGGGAGGGCTATATTTTGATGGGTTCTATTATGCAACTGGATTCTCTGCCCCTTACTGGCTTCGCAATGCAAAATATCTGCTTAACGAAGATACCTATTGCTGTGACACCTCTTACTGGTATATCCCGAATAAGAAAAATGGGCTCTATTACCCATCAACTGTTTATGGTTTCTGGATTACGGTTAACACCTCAAGCGTTACATTTTCAGGTGTTGATTTTGCGTATTTTGACATGCCAAAAACGTCCCTACAGGCGATATGGAATGAACGATTCCAGCTTGCAGGTTGCTTAGAGGTGTCTACCTCTACAGCATGTTTGTTTGAGAGATTTAACGCGCATGACATTACTGGTTTATTTATGCGCACCAGTAAGAATTCATCTGTTATAAGAGATTTTAAACTAAGGAATATTGGTTGTAGTGGTTTTGTTGTTGCATATCAAACCAGTTGTGCAAATATGCATATCCAGAATTTTGAGATATCAAATATGGGTAAGTATAGTGTTGCTGCGAATGGTATATATGTTCTTGGATACAATGTTAGCGTAAGAGATGGAAATATCAATAATATAGGGTTTACCGGAATTGCTACATCTTCATCATGGCAAGATGTCGGTAATGAAGGCAAGGTGGTGACAGGTAACTTTACAAATATTAAAGTAACGGATGTTGGTAAAAGAGATGGGATAAACTCCGACCTTCACCTTGCATCAGACTTTGGCGCTGTAAGTTGTGGTGCAAAACAGATTGCTGTAAATTACCATTTTAGCAATGTTTACATCAACGATGTTGTAGGTGCTTCTAATGTAAGATCTTTGTTCCTTGATGATGGTGTGAATGGGTTTAATATAACAAATTCATTTATAGGGGCTGTCGACGGGCAATATGCTCTTGATGCCAGACAAGTTAACAACGGAACATTCAACAATAAGTTCTTAAATCTTACAGTGCTTGGTAATGTAAGACTCCATTCTCTGACTGACACGACTTCCTTCACTGGAATTGTTGCAGGTAACAACAACGAGTTAGACACTAACGGTGCAATTGCCTTTAAGCCTTCAGTGTCGCCATTTAGATTTGAACGTCGAGAAACATATCTGACAGCGATACCATATAGCGTGAATAACAGCTCTAATATCACCGATTATCTATCACAATTTTTAGTTAGCAATTCATTGTTAACCTCAACACAATATTAGGAGTAACAGAAATGGCAGAAGCATTGACGGGAATGAGCTTGAATGACGCGTATCAGTTAACCCTGTTTAAGTCAGATGTTAACGAGACTAATTATCGAGTGCGGTTTGGTAGTGGTGGTGCAACACCCTGGTCAGTAACGGGGAATACTAATCTTTTTGCGACATTATCGCCGGATGTAGTCGCTCCGTTTCTCCCGGTGAACTACGGAGGTGTTAGGGCTGCGAACTATGGGGGATCTGGTTCTGCATTTGCCGTGGGGACAACAACAAGCTCACCGTCCTCGTCTGGCGATCGATCTCAATATCTTTTAGTTTGCGGAAGCGTTGGGTTTCTTGCTCCGGCGGTGGCAGGGAAGGCGACCAAAGTAACCGAGGTTCGCAAGACAGTTACAGCAACTGCGACTACGTGCTTAAACCAATTTCAGATTGCGGCGCGTAATACTGGCTCTGATAGCACTGAAGATCGCATTATAGAGGCCAACACTTATTACGATAGTGCTAATCCAGCAAATAACTACAAAGAGTTCAAGTTCGGGGGATTCGGTGCGAGTTACGGTGACTCTGCACAAATGGTTTTTCATCATGATTTGTCAACTGGTACTGGATATTTCGGTTATGGTGTTGATAACAAGATTTCAGTGTTTACTGTTACCAATAGGGCATCAGTGATTTATGCAGCAACTGGAACAATTAACACTTCTGATGAGAGGGAAAAAGATAGAGAGGAAATTAATGATGCAGAGAGAGCGGCAGCACTAGAAATCAAGAAAGATATCTGGAAATACAGACGCACTGACTCCATAGAGGAAAAAGGCGACTCTGCAAGATATCACTTCGGTGTTGGTGCTCAATCTGTTGGCGATATCATGCGCAAGCACGGCCTGAACCCTGAGCTTTATGCGTTCTATTGCTATGATGAATGGGGTGATGAATTCGAAAGCGAAAAAGCCGTCAGATCCTCAGGATTCAATGAGGCTGGAGAAGAGCTATTCGAACAATACGAAACTGGTAAAATGATTCAGACCCAAAAGGCTGGCAGCCGGTACGGCATCCGGTATGATGAGCTGCTATGTTTTATTATGGCTGCATTGTGATTAAAATTAAAAAGGGCCAAGTTATGGCCCTTTTTGTTTTAATGCTTTGCCGTGAACTTGTCAGCAAGAGTTTTACCGTAAGATATGAACGGCTTTTCTATATATGCATAAGTCTTTATTGACATGTAGCACATGGCATACCATGTAAGTGTTTGTAATACGTAATAAGTGACGTGGTTATTATTTATACCGTAATGAAATAATGTTTTATTCATTACAAACCACGCCACACCGTGCATCAGGTAAAGGCTGTAACTGGCATCACCAAGTAAAACGGTTCCTCTGCTTGTGAGGAACCCGAACAAGGTTCCTCCAGTGGCGATCATAAAGAAGAACACACCGATGAATACTGCAGATATAACATTATATGCAGTCTGTTTTTCTGAGTAAAACATGCAGTAAATTAATATCAACAGGGCGATTACGTTTTTTATAAGTATTGAAAACTTGAAGTCGAATCTAGATTTCAGGTTTTTAATTAATATGCCGATGGCAAAAAACAGCAGTAATGATGAGTTAAATAGAGGTATTTTAAAGAATGATGCCGTGTTAATTAATATGGCGATAGAAGCGATACAGATACCTATCGTATAGGTTCTATTGAACAGAAGGGCCAATAAAGGTAAGGAAAAATAGAAAATCCATTCCCAGTACAATGTCCAGGTAACGCCCGCATTTATGAGGTTGGTGTGTTTGAATCCAAACAGGGCTGGGCGCATTCCTGACGTGCCACCATCAAACCAATAAACCAAATCAACGTAATTCGACTTCCACCCACCCTGTATCCCAATGTAAGCGGCGATAACTATGCAGCAAATAGAAGACAGATAACACATAGGTACGATCCTGAAGAATCGCTTAATGAAGAATTCTGGCCAATTACTTTCCTTCTTCATCTCACCAAACAGATATCCAGTAATCATAAAGAATACCGCGACGCCGAACGTTCCTGCATATGCAAGGACGCTGTCTGATGACCGCCATACTCCAATTTTGAATAGATTCTCTGAATATCCATTGTGGTGAAAGACTACAAATGCAGCAAGGATGTAGCGGAGTCCATCAATATTGTACTGCCTATCGGCCTCTACTTTCTCTTTTCTGAACCCAAATAAAAAAGAGGCAGATAAGATACAAAATATGACCCATGTCACATATAAATTCATTTTTGTACAAATTCCATATATTTAGTCAGCTTGCCAAAATGATATCTACTTTACTGATTTATTGTAGGAACGGAAGTTTACCATCCAAGGAGCGATTGATCGACTCTATGATAGTGGTAGTTGCCATGGGATGAGAGTTGTCAACACCAATTTTAAGTGGTGTTGAACCCTGATAAGATGTTTCCGATTGCAATCAAAGGGAAAATGGAATGAAAAAATTTTTAGTAGTGGCGCTTGGTATGCTGGTTTTGGCTGGGTGTTCCAATACTCAAGGCACGGGGCCAATTTCAGGTATTGATCGACATAGTGGCAGCAAAACGATCATCATTCAGCCACATGGCACTGATTGTGAGTCCATGCAGTGTATCGCGCTGGGGGCATTCTGGACTGAAAGTGAAAAAGATTATGCTTTATTGACTATTTCGCTGATGAATACCAGTGATTTTGTTCGTAGCGCTTACCTCGAAATAGGCGGGGTTAAATATCCTCTGCGAGATGATGGAGATCTAACGCGATATGATCGCCCACTGAACAATGTTTCATCATATGTGGAATCTAAGAAAGACTACATAATCCCCTTGGATGTAGTGAAAAAAATCACTACATCCAAGAAAGCTTGGGTTTTTGTGCAGACCGGAAGCGGTTACATGTCTAACGCAATAATTGATGCTCAAGGAGATAGTAAGGCCTACTATGCGCTTCAGCGATTCCTTGCAGCGATTCCAAAAACCTAAAAGCTGAGCCCACTCAGGTGGGCTTTTTTGCATTATGGAATTGATCTACACCGCCGATCGATAATACTGTATGCATATACAGTTACTATCAGAGGTGAATTATGGGATTCCCCAGTCCTGCATCAGACTATGTAGAACAGCGCATATCATTAGACAGGCGCATCATCACTAAACCAGCGGCCACGTACTTTATGAGAGCTGGGGCGACACATTACCGGGAGGGCATACTCAACGGCGCTTTGCTCGTTGTAGACGCATCACTTAATCCGTGCGACGGATCGATTCTTGTGTGTAGATTGGGTTCAGAGATGCGCATCAAGAAGTATCGCAAGTTTCCGACTCCTCACTTAGAGGACCTGGAGACAGGCAGGAAAGAGGCGATACCCAAAAGCGAGGAGGAGGGGATTAACGAGGCAATATTCGGGGTGATAACGTACATTATCAACGATGCACGCTCAGGTGAGTTTGATGACAGCCCTGTGATGTGATGGAGAAAAGGCATAGCTATGCAGTTGGCATGGCTGTGCACTCTCTGTGTCACAGATGTGTCATGCATTGATGAGCCGTAACGAAACGCAGAAGCATATAACGACACGTAATGACACAAATCCGGCGCGAGCGCGGAAAAACTAATGATATTACAGTGTGTTAAATAGTGCTCTACGTTCTTCTAAGCCGTAGGTCACAGGTTCGAATCCTGTAGGGCGTGCCACTTCGACAAAATCAGACGTCACCCGACGTCTTTTTTATGCCTGAAATTCAGTTAGTTGCCTGAATTCAGCGCATCTAAATTCTCTCAGCGTCTACTTACATCTACCTGTATCAAGAAGTCGCTGTTGGTATATGTGATGAATGCCTTGTGGTTAGCTTGCCATGAGTCTATCCAGATGATTAGATGAAAAGCTAGAAGCAGAGCCTCTCCTAAATAGAGGGGCTCTGCAGAGTAATGTTACCCGTGATACAAAACTGCTCCACTCCACCGCTTACCATTGGTATTTTATGCCCACCATAGCCTTAGGCTCGCGGTACTCTCTGTCACCTACCGAGTAGGAGACATTAGCCCAGCCGTTCAGGTTTTTATTGCGCTGCCCCTCCACGCCGAGCTTCAGCTCATAGCGGTTTTCCGGCGGCTGGTTGTCAAAGTCATACCGCTCGTTGAAGGTCAGGGTATTATCGCGGAACTGATGGCGCCAGTTAGCTTCCACGAAAGGCTGCACGCTCTGACCCTCTTTGAAGTTATAGACCCGGGTCAGCCTGGCGCCCAGCCTTGACTCCAGCGAGTTTGATTTGTTCTTGCCGATATTCAGCCCGGAATCGCTGCTTGCCGCGTCGCTGGTTAGCTGCCCGTAAGTCAGCTGGGCCTGCGGCTGGAACTGCCATTCGCGCTGTTTTTCGACATCTTTTGCAAAGACCCAGGTATGTCCGGCCTCAATTGAGAGGTTGTAGCCGTGGCTGTCGTATTTCGCATCGGAGTAGCCCGACATGCCGACGCTGTTGTTATACCAGTTATACAGTGCCCAGGTATCAACGTAGGTGCCCAGCGGATTGTCATCATTCTGGTACAGCGTGCCATACAGCCCGACGCTATAGGCGCTGTCCACGTTCGCCGTGGCGCGCGATCCCGTATGATGGGACTGGCTGGTGAACTGCTGATTACCCACCCCCCCCATAATCCCGACGCGCCCGCGCCAGTTCTGATTATCGCTCCAGTGAATGATGTCATGGCCCAGTTGCACAACCGTGCTGTGGCCGTCAATGCGCAGCTGATCGTCTATGGCGTCATAACGCTGGTGACTGCCCACAACGCGCAGCCACAGGGAGTGAGCAAAGTCGTCGTCCTGCCGGAGACTCTCGGCATACTGAGGCTCACCCAGTCGATCGTGCAGGGTCATATTAAACAGCGACAGCGCATTCTGGTTAGCGGCGAAGGCACCGATCATCGGGTTGACATAGTGCAATTCCGCCACGCCCTGGTTTTCGGAAGGCGGATAGGCCGGATTGAAGGAGCTGAGGTACCAGCTGTTATCGTCAACGCCCCGATTGAGCCGGTACTCATATACTCCAATCACCGTCGGGCGTCCGAGAACAAAAGCATTGCTGTCTGACCGGCCCTTAACGTCGACCAGCTTAATGGCATCCGGCTGCGTGAAGGCGCCTTTGCCGCCAACGTTCTGGACGAATATCCGGGTGGCGCCGCCGGCGTCGCGCACGTTACCTGAAACCCGCATCTGGTCGGTGTCGGTTTCTGCAAAGCCCTTATTCAGCACCGTGTTCAGGTGCAGCGACCCTCCCTGCGAGAGATAGTCACCGCCGATGTTAAGGGTGCTGCCTGTGACGTTATCGCTGCCGAGCACAATCTCCCCTGCGTTGCTGAAGTTCCCTTTCACCAGGTATGTTGTGGCGCTATCCAGACTGGCTTTATCCAGGCCGCCGACGTAGAAAGTGCCCTGGTTGTTGACCGCGCCGGCCGTGGAGCCATATCCGCCGAAAGCTGTGCCCTGAGCGATATTAAGCGCCGAGGTGGTCATGTTGACTGGTGTCGCCTCTTCCCCGGCAGTAAGGGCACCCTGTGTGATCCACGTTTGCCCGGTATACTGTGCGGCCTGCTGCGTCAGGGTTAGCGTACCGCTCCCTTGTTTGTAGAGGTTGCCAGTACCGTCGATCAGGTTATTGACGGTCCAGGTGTTCACCTGGGTATTCGTCAGCACCAGATCGCCGCTATTGTGAATATCCGCCGGTGTGCTGGCGGCGGCCATTACCATTGCCCGCGCGAGCGGGGCAACCTGCGGGCCGTCGCCGATGTTCTGCGCGGACGAAGCGCGAAGGATGCTGTTTGCGCCCACGTTAAAGTCGCCGCTAAAGGCGGTGTTATTGCCGGTCAGATTTACGTCGGAGCCGTTAATAATATTGGCCTTACCCTCTCCCGACAGGCGGTTCACCAGGTTTCCCGCTGCGGCCTTAATCACGTTCAGCGTGCCTGCCAGCGTGATTGCACCGTCTCCCAGGCCGGTTACGTGGTGAATGTTGGTCGTAGCCGCCGATGCGATGGCGGTGGTGCCGTGGTAGCCTGCGTTAGCGGAGGTGATATCCAGCGTGCCGCCGTTGACGTTAAGGTTTGCGTCAGCGGAAGAGGTTATCTGCCCCGCAACGCTGCCGCCGCTGGCAACGTTGAGGGTGCCCTGCACAAGTGCGGCGGTGCTGCCGGCGTTACCGTTAAGCTGGCCAATGTACTGCGTCGTACCGCCGAGTTTTACCTGCGTGCCGGCAAGCAGATTGAGAGCCCGGGTATACTTATCCTCCTGACCCAGCACCGTGTCGTCAGCCAGCACCAGCGTACCGTAGTTGACGGTTGTGCTGCCCGTATAGTCATTGTGGTGATTAGAGAGGGAAAGATAGTCGCCATAGCCGTTGATACTCACGCTGCCCGCGCCGGTGATCCTGGCACTCAGATCGAGCGAGTTTTTGATATCGCCCGGACTGGTAGCCAGATTAACGGTTTTGCCGCCCAGAACGTCAATCTGCTTCAACAGATAAGCGGCGTACAGGCCATCACCAAGTTCCCCCGTAGTACCGCCAATGCCGTAAGTGCCGGTGGCGACCTTTTCTCCTCCCTGACGAATATCCTGCTGCTGATCTTCCGAGCCGGGCAGGGGAGAGCCGTCGGGTTTGGTCAGGTCGAGATCGATATCCACCGCTTTCCCTGTCACCTCGCCGGTAGCTTTCACGATGGTGACCAGCGTATTCCCTTCATCCTGGCGCAGCAGAGATTTACGCGACAGATCCTCCAGCTGTTTCTGTGGGTTATAGTCGTTATCAAAGCCGTTGGCGACGATGTGTACCGACCCTTCTCCGCTGATATCAAGGTCCGTGACCTGCATATGACTCTGCAGCGCATTTTCCTTCGAGCCGATAAAATCCTCCTGGACAAACAGCGTGCCGCCGTTGAAGCGTAGCCCGCCAATGATCTGGGTAGGCTGATCCTTCTGCAAAATGGCCAGGCCGTCCGGATCCAGCTGCAGGGTGGCGTTGGTCAGCGCGCGGGTATTATCGTCAGCTACGGTGAACTGCCCGTTCCCCAGCGCCAGCGTACCGGTGAAGTTATTCTGCGTATAGTCGGCATTGGCGAAATCGAAGGCCTTACCGTTGGTGTTGGTTCGAATGGTGCCGCTGCCGCGAATATCCTGCTTCAGAAGGTAGTCCGATGGCGTGGCGTCAAAGTCGATATAGTAGGTACTGTCGCCGTCCAGGCTGACGATGTTGGTGCCCGCTCCCGCGTTATTCAGCGCCAGATCGGTGTTTTTAACTTCAAACGTCGAGCCTTTTTCGACGTTGAGATTCTCCATGTTCTGCACGGCAGCGGCGTTGTTCAGGATGTACCAGCTGCCGTCCGTCACGGTGAGCAGATCGGTTCCCGCGCCGCCGTTTATGCTGCTGAAGGCGTTGCTGCTTTGCACTGGCGTCGCGTTGCCCGTGTTCACGCCGTGCAGGGTGTAGCTGTCATTACCGGAACCTGAGGTCAGCGAGCCGTTATGGGTGCCGCCGTAAATATTCACCTGGTTGCCGCCGTTGCCCAGCGCCACGGCCTGCGTCTGGCTGGTGTCCTTCAGATCGAGCGTGTTTGCGCCATCGCCCGCCGTTAGCGTCCCGGTTAGCTTCGCGCCGTTCTGAACGGTGATGGTGTTGTTGCCATTACCCAGCGCCAGATTATTGACCTGGCTGGTATCTTTCAGGGTTACCGTGTTCGCTCCGTCGCCAGCCGTCAGCGTATCGGTCAGTTTTGCCGTATTCTGCACCGTAATGCTGTTATTGCCGTTTCCTGTCAGGATGTTATCGGTGCTGCTGGCGTCTTTGAGGGCGATAACGTTGTTGCCGCCGCCCAGCAGGACGCTGCCGGTGATGCTTCCCGAGCCGCTGTTGGTCACGTTTACCGTGCCAGAATGATTTGATGCATCCACGGCCTGCCCGCTGCCGTTGGCAGTAATTTTGCCGCTGTTGACCAGATTGACCGTCGAGCCAGGGTTGCTGAGCTGGGTAAGATCGACGACCGCGGCGTTGTTTGAGGCTGAGGTCAGGTTGCCGGTCTGCTGAATGTCCGTGGTTGTTCCTTTTACCACCAGCGCCGATTGTCCGTCCGGAGAGTTAATATTGACGCTGGTGCCGGAATAGACGTAGCCGGAGGTATTGGTAACGATGCCGTTGCCACCTTGGTCATTTACGTTTATCACCAGTTGCTCAGAACCGCGGGTATCCATATTGGCGTTAGATTGTGTCGGGTTGCCGCTATTGTCCTGGCCCTCAAGAGTGATCCCCGCTGCGTTGTTGCCCGTGACGCTGATGTTGCCCGAACCTGACAGGTGAAAGGTGCTGCCCGCTGCATCGCCTGCTGTGTTCAGAAAGTGGATACCGCTTCCTGAGCCGTCGACGCTGATATTGGCACCGCTGGTCGTCAGGCTGGCGCCGGACATAACCCGGATGGCGTCCGCCGTGCCACTGCCGGCGATGGTGCCGTTGCCGCCTACCTTCAGGCTGGCCTTATTGTTCAGGCGAATGGCAGCCGTGCCGTCCACCGCCGTAATATTGCTGGCGTTATTCACGACCGACGTGCTGGCTCCGGTCTGGTAAACGTCAACGCCGATGCCGTTTGAGGTAATATCCCCGTTGTTGGTCAGCGTCCCGCCGTCGATATAGACCCCGGTGGTATCCGCCGCATTGCTAAAGTCGATGGTGCCGTTCTGCACCAGTTCGCCTTTGTTGATCACCTTATAGCCAATGGCGTTTTCCGCTACCTGTCCGCCGCTGCCGGCGGTCAGCTGCGCCTCTGTGAGCAGTCTGGCACCGTCCTGGCCGACTTTTTTACCCAGCAGATCGTAGGTGTTGCCGTCGACCGTGGCGATGGTTGCACCGGCGCCGGTCACCTCAATCTGCGTATCGCCGGACAGCGTAACCTTTCCGTCGGTGCCCGCCCCGCTGTTGACGTTGATCCCGGTAGCGTTATCGCCGTTAACGTTAATGGTGGTGCCGCCGCTGGTAAAGGTCGTTCCTTTCGTCGCGATGGTGTAACCGTTTGAGCCGCTGCCGTCGACGTTAACGGTGACCAGATTAGAACTGCTGCCGTCGTAGGTGGCGCCCTGATCGACCCGGAACAGCGTGGAGTTGCTGTTGGCCAGCGAATAGCTGGTGGGGTCGGAGAAGCCGATCGTTGAGGTTTTGCCCTCCGAGTTTTTACCCGATACCCAGAACACGACCTGATTGCTGGCACTGGGATCCAGTGGAGCATCGATGGTGCCGCCATTGACGTTGATTATCCCGCCGGTACGGGCGTACAGGCCGGTGGTATTGCTGCCTTTTACCGTCAGGTTGCTGTTGTTTTCCAGGGTAACCGTTGCGTTGTCGGCGCGGATCCCATAGGCGCGGTTGCCCAGCGAGTCAGAGCCGGTCACCACGACGGTGCCGTCGTTGACGATCTCCGCACCGGATGCGGAAAAGATCCCGGAGCTGCCGGCGCCGCTGACGTTAATGGTGCCAGTGTTAATGATGCGATCGCTGTTAGCGGCAGTGAAGGCGCCAGCCGCCTTCAGGCCGGCGCTGTTTTTGCCGAGTACGTCGATGGTACCGGCGTTTTCCACCGTTACGTTCTGCGGCGTCAGAACGGCGCCGGTGGTGTTGGTCAGCACCGGATCCGCACCGATATTCATGGCAACGCTGTTCTGCGCGCTGTCGCTAATATTGATGTGGCCGCTCGCGCTGTTGGTAATGTTGATGGGGTTGCCGTCGTTGTTTACGTAGGCGCTGACGGCGTTATAGGCTTCGTCAACGTTCAGCGTTTCAGTGGCGGAACCGCCCTTCAGGGCCACGCTGTTGCCGTCGGCATCCTGGCCGATGGTCATGGTGCCGTTGTTGGTGAAGCTACCGGCGTTGGTGATGTGCGCGCCGGTAGCCGTACCGATTTTCCCGGAAGGTTCGCTGATGCCGATAAAATAGCTGCCGTTATTGACCGCCGAAGCGCCGTCCAGTATTTCCGTCGCGATATTACGGCTGCTTTTATAATAGCGGTTGGGATGTACCGTATTGGGATCGTTTTTCGTTGAGGTCGCGACCGAGATCACGCCGCTGGCGTTGTTGGTGTAGGTGGAGCCAGCGCCGCTGACCTGATCGGCCCAGTTGGTGCCGTTGACGTTGAAGGTCAGGGAGCCGCTGTTGTTGAACTGCGCGCCGCTTTCGATCAGTGCGTTCTGGGTGTTGGTGTTATCAACCACCACCGCCCCGAGGTTATTCACCGTACCTCCGTCATGTGCCCAGGCGTTATATGCCCGTGCCCACGTCTGGCCGATGGCCGCTACATTTGCATTCAGATTCACCACCCCGCTGCCGGTGGCTTCAAAAATTGAGCGTTTGCCGATGGCTGCGCTCATTTCCGGTGAGATAAAGTAATCGGTGTAGTCGACCTTCGTCGGGTCGTAGGTATAGGTATATTCCGGGGCTACGTCCTTAAAAGCCTTGCGGAACCAGCCGTCGTAATCCGAAGAGGCCAGCGTATTGTCCTTTATCGCCGCGATTAATGCCTGATTGTAGGTATCCAGTGCATCGTTGGAATCAATCAGGTAGCTTTTGCCCTGGAAGGTAATGGTGGAACCGGAGAGAGCTTTGGTGGGGCCAAACGTTCCCGACACCGGGTTGGTATCGGCGGGATTGTTAACTCCGTCGGTGTAGGAAAACGTAACGCGTATTGGTGTATCTGCAGCCTGGTTAATGGTGCCATTGTCTGCAATAAACAGGGAGCTTTGCTTTACCTGGCCCGGTTGCCAGTCGATGGCGAAGCCATCGCTATTTTTTACGCCGTCGCTGACCAGGTCCAGGGTCGCGCCATTATTGATGGTGGCCAGAGTGAGCTGTACAAAAGGCTCGGTAGGCTGGGCGGTAATAATCTGCGCGGAAAAACCGGTCGCGCTGTCGATATCACGGCTCACCTGGAGGGCCGAAGTGTCATAAACGTCGGCATAGCCAGTGGTGCCGTCAGTTTTTGTCCAGCTAAGTTGGTTTTTGCCATTCACCGCATCCAGGTTCCAGTCGGTGAATTCCGGCAGCGCGGAAAGCGTATTTCCGTCTTTGTCTTTAACCGTCAGTGCCCCTTTATTGTAAAGCTCTGAGGCGCTAACGCTGCTGACGGGAAGCGTGGCGGTTGGACCATCCACGGCGGGAAGCCATTGCACCCCATTGCTTAGAGAAAAAGTGGTATTACTGCTGAAGTTCTGGCTCTGATTTTTATAATTTGCGCTGTCCGTTGAGTCGACGGCGTCTTTTTTGCCATCGCTGTCGTTATCCTGTAGTGCGCCGGATATATAACATTCCCGCACGCCGGCGCTTGCGCCCCCGGTCAGCGGTAATGAGGTGGTCGCACACTCTTCGGCGAAGGCGGGCTGAGCCAGCCATAGCGCCGGCAAAACGGCCAGCAGCGGTGTTTTGCTCAGCGCGGCTTTTCGTCCAGATTTCTTTTTACCGCGAGCCAGCTCGCTTGCAACCATCCATATTCCACGACTTGCATTAAAGACAACGCAATAAGAGCGGTTCAT